ATAATAATAAATAAATAATAATAAATAAATAATAATAAATAAATAATAATAAATAAATAATAATAAATAAATAATAATAAATAAATAATAATAAATAAATAATAATAAATAAATAATAATAATAAATAAAAATAAATAAATAAAAATAAATAAATAAAAATAAAAAAATATAATCTATTAATATATGAGTAAAAATATTGGCAATTTAAATATAGGTAATTCTAGTAGATTAAGATATGATGATTGCGCATATCCTGATAGTTTAACTGAAAGTGTTGCTCCAGGAACATATAGATTACAACCTTATTATAATTATAATTGCAGTGCATGTCAATATGTAAATGGTCCTAGATCTAGTGTTGGTGGTTATGAATCTAGTACTGTTGTTGAAAATGGTCCTGCTATTTCTCAAAGATTAGTTGATGTTGAATCTGTATTATCTAATAGACCAGTTAAAACATCTAGATGTAAATCTGGAAAAACTAATCCTGTAAGAGTTAGTGATTTTAAATTAATTCAAGCACCTGTATGTGGCAATAAAGATGACTTTCCTTCACATACACATTTATCTCACCCTGCTTATAATTATAAAGAAATGCCCCTTAACAGATTCTTTAACTTACCTAAAGATCCACAATCAAATATTTTCTATGATTTTGCTAAGAATACTGTATTAGAAGCGAAGGATAACTATGTGTATAACATTCCTAATATCCAATAAATATTTTTTTATTAATATATTAATTTGAGTTATTTATTTTGAAAATATTTTTTATAATATAACATTATATATTATGAATTTATTAGAAAGTGTCAGTATTTTAAAAGATATATTAACATTAAAAGATGATAATACTATATTATCTAAAGTAAATGAAGGTAATACAATAAAAGTTAATAATATAAAAAATCACGATATATATAATTCAGATGAATTTAATAATACTGTTAATAAAATAACTGAATTAAGTAAAGAAAAAGAACATTCTAGTCGCGATCCTCGTAGAACCGGTGTAATTAATAGAAATATTAGAAGACAAGGACAAAATAAAAGAGTAATAGAACATTTTGGTTCATTAGGAAAAAATCCATTAACACAAACAAATAAAAATCCTAGACTAACACAAATTCCTGATGATTCATCTTTTAGTGATGATTCAGCAGACGATGATTTATCATCACATTCTAGTGTAAGTGTAACTGGTGACCCTGTTTTACTCATTACCAGAGCTGATTCAATGATAGATAATAGAAAATATGAAAGAAAAATAGTAAATAAACAAAATATTAATAATAAAGATAGTTATTTAAAACAATTTGAAGATCAAACATTTAATACACGTGGACAACCTTCATCATTTAATGCTGTTCATAATTCTCAATCAGCTATTTCAAGAATGCAAACTGAGAGAGACTTAGCTTTAGCTGGTGGATTTTCTAATTTTGGTGAAGGATTTGGTCAAAATAATGATATGAGTTATGGTGTAACAAATGATTTTTCACACGTTAATATGGTTCCTCAATTTAGAGGAGGCTCATATGGTTCTCAACCTAATAGAGAATTAAAAGCAAATGAATTATATCAACGAAAAATGGAATTATTTTCTGGTGATGAAAGTATTAAAATTAAAAAAACAGAAATAAAACCATTATTCGAACCAGTTACTAGAGCAACTAATATTTGGGGATCACCTGTTACAATTGATTATCAATCAGACAGATATATTCCTGGAAGAGAAAAAAGAAATGAAAAACCATTTCAAGAAGTTAAACAGGCACCTGGCTTAAATCTTGGTTACAATGAAAATAATGATCTTGGCAATGATTATAGACCAGTTTACAAAACAATTGATGAACTAAGAACTGATGATAAAGCTCAAATATCATATACCACTCCAGTTGTTACTAGTGGTTTAAGAGGCGTACGTGGACCCGTAATCGGTGAACAAAAGAAACAACGTCCAGAAAGAACAAAAGATTGGGGTTATACAAGACATGTTAAAAATTATGGTTATATTAATGCACCAAGCATATATGGTTTTGTTGATGCAGGAAACTTAGCGACAGTTAATAGAGGTATGAAAGATAGTAAAAATGGACGTCCTTTAGCTGGTCCTGCTCAAAATGAAATATCACAAGTTCAAAAAACTGATCTCAGATCTAAAGTTAAATCTCTTAAACAAAATTTCAGACAAGCTGAACCACGTAATAAAATACTAGTTGAAGGTATGAGTGCAAGAGAAAATGAAGATAAATATATACCTGATCCAACACAAAGAGAAAAAGAATATGGTAGATCTAATGGTGCTGCAGGTAATTCTGAAATTGGAAAAGTAACTGCTTTTGATTATAATAATTCTACACCTGATCCAACACAAAGAGAAAAACAATATGGAAGAGCTAATGGACCTGCTGGTAATTCTGAAAATGATAAATCTTATGTTTATGATTATAATAATGCAACACCAGATCCAACTCAGCGAGAAAAACAATATGGTAGAGCTAATAGTCCTGCTGGTAACTCTGAAATAGATAAATCTTATGTTTATGACTATGATAATGCTATTCCTGATCCTACTATGAGAGCAATACATATGAAATATGATAGAGATGGTAAGGCAATTACACCTAATTCTTACAAAGGACATTATTATGATCCAAATGAAGTTCCTGACCCAACTAAAAGAAATATTAACGATAAATACGATAGAGATGGTAAGGCAATTACACCTAATTCTTACAAAGGACATTATTATGATCCAAATGAAGTTCCTGACCCAACTAAAAGAAATATTAACGATAAATACGATAGAGATGGTAAGGCAATTACACCTAATGTTTACAAAGGACATTATTATGATCCAAATGAAGTTCCCGATCCAACTAAAAGAAATATACATGATAAATACGATAGAGATGGTAAAGCAATTACACCTAACGCATACAAAGGTCATTATTATGATCCAAATGAAGTTCCTGATGTTACTAAACGAGAAATGTATAGTGCATTAGATCGTGCTAATGGCGGTGCTACTAATAATCCTGTTGAAAAAGGCTATACTATTAATTATGACTTAATGACACCTGATGTTACTAGAAGAGAAATATCTCAAGATCTTAATAGAACAGGTGGTGGTGCTGCTAACAATCCTACTGAAAAAGGTTATACCATTAATTATGATTTAATAACACCTGATGTAACTAGAAGAGAAATATCTCAAGATCTTAATAGAACAGGTGGTGGTGCCGCTAATAATCCCACTGAAAAAGGTTATACCATTAATTATGATTTATTTACACCTGATGTAACCAGAAGAGAAATATCACAAGATCTTAATAGAACTGGTGGTGGTGCGTTTGGTCTTAAAATTGCTCCAAGAGCTAGATTAGATATTGCAAATGCTCACGACAATCCTGGCAAGGAAAGTATTGAAATGACTGGTCGTACTCCTACATTATCTAATTATGATAAAGGACCTACATTTGATTTTACTATGTTAAGAATGTGTAATAAAATTCAAGTTAACAGAGCAGGGCTACCTTCTACTATTGCAATTAATGAGAAAATGCCATTTATTATGACTCAATCTCCTATGTTAAGAAATGTAGAAAATACTAGAATTGATTGTCATCCTGAATTAGTATTAGATCAAAACCCCTATATTAATAACTTAATTCATAAGTCTATATAATATCATTAATAATAGATTACTATATATATATAGAAGAACTCTACATATATATATATATAGGGTCTCTACATATATATAGGGTCTCTACATATATATAGGATCTCTACATATATATAGGATCTCTACATATATATGAGTCTCTACATATATATATAGGGTCACTACATATATATTATAGTTTTAATAATATAATAAATATTATTAAAAAATTGAAATTATAAAATCTTTGAAAACCTTATTATTAATTAAACAAATCACCCGAAATGGCTTCCCAGGGAACCTTTTCGCTGCCTTCGGGCAGTCTTGCCGCTCAAGGCGGTGAGGTCGAGGTTGTCGCTCAAGGCGCTGCCTCTGCTGCTGCTCAACGCGACAGCAAGCCCTCCATCACCCCGGAGGTTGAGAAGCACGTCACCGAGAACATCATCCCGTGGGTTCTGACCACCTTCGGCGCGCTAGTGTTTTTCTTCTCGGAGAAGGATGTTGGCACGTGGAACATGGCTGGTCTGAACCTGCGCGCGCTGCTGGCAACGATCGCGGTGGAGTTGGTCAGTCTGTGCAAGGCAGCAACGGCCCAGAATCCGGCGAGTCGGCTGTTTGGCATCCACGTGCTCTACCAGCTGGATCAGCTCGGCTTCCTGGACATCTTCGTCCAGTGCTACGAGCTGCTTGAGCGGTTCTGCGGTGCTGAGTTTGCCTTCTTCACGATTGGCAAGCCTCTCGCACATCTGAACAAGGTGCCAAAGGAGGAGTTCGACCCGCGCTTCTACCTCCACTTCGCTGAGCTCAACACGGTGGTGGATGAGGTCAAGCTGTTCACGCTGATCAAGGCACTGCGGCTGTACGTGAGCACCCTGTACAAGTACTGCTTCGGCAGCTTCGCGTACAGTGAGCGTCATGACCCGTCTCGCTACACCTACCGTGATGGCGACCGTCGGATCAGCACATCTGAGGGTGTCGAGTACGCGACGTACATCAAGCAGGTCTACGGCAGCATCTTCATCTACTCCGATACCCTCGGAGAGTTCAAGAAGATGTTTGGTGATGCCGCGACTCTGTGCAAGGACTACAAGACCGAGCACAAGAGCAACATCAGCTTCCGTGAGGCTCGCAAGGCTATTCCGACAGCGCGTGCTGAGCGCAAGCCTGAGCTGACTTTCGCACAGCGCCGTGAGCAGATGGAGACACGTCTTGCAAAGCACCGCGAGATGATGGCGTTGCCCGTTCAGAAGCTGGGACCGAAGGCAACCAACACCGTCTGGGACGTACGCAAGCTGGAGCAGGAGCTGATCGCGACCGAGCAAGCACAGCAAGCAGCTGCACATGCTGAGCAGGAGGCTGAGCAGGAGGCTGAGCAGGAGGCTGAGCAGGAGGTTGGACAGGAGGCTGGGCAGGAGGCTGAGCAGGAGGCTGACGATCAGGACGATTTCCAGGAGGTGACATACAAGCGCGAGCGCAAGCCCGTCGCACAGGCACATTCCAGCCCTCGTCCCCAGCAGCGGAACCCACACTCTCGGTCCGCCGTGGCAGCGCGCTTCACGGTCCGAGTTGGCCAGCCTGCCTGAGCGTGACCGCACGCCTTCTTCGTTTTTTGTTTATGCACATTCCATCGCATGAACAAAAACACACACACATTTTTTATTACAAATAAATAATATTTTCATATTAGATTCTTTATTTTTATTTCTTTATTACAATCTTATATAAAGACATCATTACGTGTATAAGGAGAAAAAGTAATATAAATCTCTATGGTATAAATGCATTTTTTATTTATTTAATTATTATAAGTATATATATGACTGGAGGTTTATTAAATATTATATCATATGGTAGTAATGATTTATATCTAACGGGAGCACCACAAGTAACTTTTTTTAAAACCGTCTATAGAAGATATACAAATTTTGCAGTAGAATCAATAGAAGTTAATCCAAATACTAATACTAATTTTAACGAAGAATTTCAAGTTATAATACCTCGGTATGGTGATTTATTAAGCAAAACTTATTTAAAAATAGATTTACCTGAAGTATATTTTTCATATAATGAATTTGAATTTACTGCACCACCTTCTCCATATAATCCAACTGATGAAAATAATTATAATACTGTTGTTGAATTTATGAAATATAATGCAGCAGCATATCGTTCAATAAAAAGAGATAGTGAAATTATTGATATAACTACTGCTGATATATCATATAATTTATTTAATTTATTAAATGGTCCTGGCCAACAGGCACAAGTTAATTTTAATAATTTATATTCAATTGATTTATCTGGTACGATAGATGGGTTAGATATAAAATATTTACTAAAAACAAGTGATATATTTTCAACAACAAGTAATCTATTATTAGTTGATACAAGTAATAATGATGTTATTAATAATATATTAAATATAAATAATAAAGGAATAGAATCTAGTATAAAATGTCAAGAATATTATTTTAATAAAAAAAAATTAACTGATTATAATTATGAATTAAATCAATTAGGTAATTTAAAATTTGCTTGGAATAAACAATTAGGGCATACTATGATTGAATATATTGATGTATATATTGGTGGAGAATTTATTGATAGAACTGAAGGAGAATTCTTAGAAATATATTCACAGTTAACTTTAAAACATCATCTAGAAGATGCTTATAAAAAAATGATAGGTAATGTAGAACAATTAACTACATTTAATCAAAATAAAAAACCAGCCTATACACTATTAATACCTTTACAATTTTGGTTTACTAAAAATTATGGTAGTGCTTTCCCTTTAGTCGCTTCTGAACATAATGATGTGATAATTAAAATAAAATTTAGAAATATAAATGATTGTGCAACAATAGAAAATTTAATTAATTATGATTATACACTAGAAGATTTATGGAATAATAAAAAATATAATTTAAATTGCAGCTTGTTTGTAGATTATATTTATTTAGATTATTTAGAACGTAAAAAATTTGCTCAATCTGCTCATGAATATTTAATTGAAACTGTTCAAAGTGTGTATGATTATATTGATTTAGTTGATTATATATATCATTTAGAATTTAAACATCCCTGTAAAGAATTATATTTCTTTTTCCAAAAAAATATATATAGACAAGATAATACTGGAAAAAATAAAGATAATTTTAATAATTATAGTTCAGATATAAGTGGAACTATAAATTCTATTGTAAATGCTTTATTAAATTTAAATGGTTTTGATAAAATAAATAAATATATTGGTAGTGGTACTTATTATAATATTATACAACCATGGATATATCATAAAAAAAATCCAAATGTTGGTGTATTAAATTATTCTTTCTCATTAGTTCCTGAAGAATTACAACCTTCTGGCACTCTTAATTTTAGTAGAATTAAAGATGTACTTTTTACATTTAATATTAATTCTAAAATGTTTGAATATAATTTATCAGATATTAATTATCTAATTGAACCAGGTAGTATAGATGATGAATTAGTTACAACTAATGTATTATTTAAAATGTATGGAATTTGCTATAATATTTTAAGAATTAAAAATGGCTATTGTGGGTTAGCATTTTCTGCATTTTAATAATAATTTATATGAGAGTTAGAGCTTATTTTTAAAGTATAAAATAGTTTTTTAAATAACTCTAACTCATATAAATTTATATTTAAAAATTAATTCTTATTTTTAAATATATTAATATTTTAATGACAGGAAGTATATTACAATTAGCAGCAACTGGTATTGATACTATATATTTAACTGGTAATCCAACTATAACTCATTTTAAAATAGTTTATCGTAGGCATACAAATTTTACATTATATCCTATAGTAGAAAAATTACAAGATTTTACTAAATTTGATTCAGTAGGTCGTTTTAAATTACCTAAGAAAGGTGATTGTATCAGTCAAGTTTATTTACAATTTGAAATAGGTGATTTTAATGTTTTATATGAAGATCCAACAAAAAAAAATATTGATAATCTTTTAAAACAATTTGGTATATCAACATGGGTTAATAATTATAATGATAATTTTATAATTACTCCTCAATTATACACAACCAGTATTAAACCTTATGTTTATGATGCAATAGAATCTTATGTTACTCTTAATAATTATTATTTACGTTTTATTGATGATATTACACGTGGAATAAATTTTTATCATCAAAATAATGATGCTCTAATTAATACTATTCTTAAAAAGATGAATAGAATCTATACAAGTTCTAGTTTTTTCACAGATAGAAATTATGTTTATCAATTATTAGATACTTTAAAAAGATTTTTAAAACAACAAAATTATGTTGATAATTTTCAATATGTTAATAATAATATTATAACTGACGTTAGTGGTCAAGATGTGTGTGGAAATATTGTTAGTATAACTAATGCAGCTTTTATAGATACTTCTGATAATATTATATATCAAGGTGATTATATTGATTGGTTATTTAATTTTGGTTATGGACTTTATAGTTTAAATTCAAATGGTGATTATATAAGAGATAATTCTGGTAATCGTGTTGAAAAAGCTTATCAATTAGATAATTCAGGTAATTATATTTATGATAATTCAGGTAATAAAATTTATAATCCCTCTAATCTTACTCAAGATACTCAATTATTATCAAGAATGTTTGATATTTTATTATGTTACAAAAGAGATTTAGACTTATCTGGTTTTGATATGAATAATGTTAATTTTAAAACATCTGAATTTATACGCGATACAATGTATGATTCATATTTAAATAAAATTCTTCCTATTCCTAGCATTGATATTTCATCAACTCCATTAGGAATATCAGTTGATACTGTTACAAATTTTTTTAATACTAATGCACTATATAATTCTAAATTTATATATACATTATATGTATTATTAAATGAAACAAGTATTAATACTCCATCTGTATTAAATTTTTTAGATAAAAAAATATTAGATTATTATGATAGTTATTTAAATGATATTTATGGTAATGAAAATTTTGTTAACTTATATTATCATTATAATGATATAAGTGGTACTTACTATAAAAAATTTGATACTTTTAAAATAATAAATAAATTTTTGAATACTCTCAATGATAGTAATATCTATAATGAAGCAAGTATTACAAATGTTAGACCTTATCTAATTAAATCAATAAATGATAATTTAATAACTAATTATTTGATGTATGATATAATTGTTAGTATTATTTTATCAAACTTTCAATTTACTAATAATCCAATTATATACGATAATAATTATTTATTTAATTATACAAAGAATACACACATACGTTTTGGTGTTTATACAACATATACAAAAATTATAAATGAATATTTTAATGATCAAAATATACCTGCTAATATATCACCTACATCATATAATTTAAGCGATGGGTTTATTGATTATATTAATAATGATATTGATTTAAATGCAAGTATTTATTCTGAATGTTTCTTTAAAACAGATATAACTCAATATTATAATGATAGTTTTTTAACATTAAATAATAATTTGCCTAACAATATTTTTAATCCCTATTTTAATGATAAAACTCTATGGGATTTTTTAGTAATTAATCAAGATCCATTAAAAACATTATTAACAGACATAAGTTTTAATAATATACCAGTATATAATACTATAATTACTGATTTATCAAATAACACAATTAATAAACTAGCAATTATGAATTTAATACCCTTTTACTTAATGTATGAAATTCCTTTAGCAGTTAATAATGTACTATCAATAATTATTCCATCAGCATTAGTAAAAACAACATTAGATTTATCAGGTAATAATTATATTGATGGTAGTTTTAATAAAATGTCTATATACAAAACTATTTTAACTAATACATTAATTGGTTTTGATAATACATATAATAGATATTCAGTAATTGATTATGATTTTATTAATAATTATGCAGATATAAATGTTGCAGATAATAATAAATTTAGTTTATTTAGATTAATTAGACCTGAAAAAAAATATCAGTTTGATGTAAGTGGTAAATCATATTTTATACCAAATACACGTGCAGTAATAGAATTATATCGTAAACAATATGTAAAATTAATGTCAGACATTTCTGGTAGTATAACTCCAGCAACGTATCGTGGTACACTATTATATATTTTTATGTTATTAAATGAATATTGTGCTTTTGATAATCCAGAAATATTTGATACAAATATACCTTATACCGGAATTATTCAACAATCAATAACACCCGCGGATTATATTACATATGACTTTTATAAATCTAATGCTTATAGGTATTATCAATTTGAATATTTATTAAATAATACTGTTAATAACAACATCGTAATTGATAATTTTTTACCTGCAAATAATATTACAAAATATAAATATGCTCAAACTTCAATTTATAATTATATTGAAAAATATAACTTTAATTTTTTAAATAAAATATTTAATGAACAATTAATAAATTTAAATTATTATAATGAAACTCTTGGTTTAGGAATGTATAATTTATATGAATTTATTGTTAATAAAATTAAAAGTTATGATATATCTGGTTCTTGTCCCAATTATTTTACTGGTAATAATCTTATTGAATTTAATACAAATACACAGATTTACCCTGAAATAAATTTTATATATGATATTAGTTTTAATCCTGTATATAGTAATTACGAAAATTATTCTATCTACAATAATACTGGAACTAATAAAAATATACCAGTTGATAATGGTTTTGATTATAATGATTTTCAAATGTTATTAACTGACCTAAGTAATAATATAATTGATTCTATTGATATTTCAATGAATGACCCATATAATCCATTTAGACTTACTTCTATTAACTTATTATTAAATACATATAATCTGTATTATACTAATGAAAAACCTCTTTTGAATATTATGAAAAAAATTTTAGATTTAAATCAATTCACAACATATAAAATTCAAGAAATAATTGATAATTATAATAATCTTATTGATATATCAAATGTTAATTATAATTTTATACAAAATGTTAATAATATAATTTTTAATACAAAAAATGATTTGAGTAATAATTATATTGCAATTGGTGATATGATATATGATAATAGTTATGATTTAAGTTTTAATAATAAATTAAATTGGAGTTTTAAAAACTTATATGATCAGTTTATTGAAGTTTCTAATCCATTTGATATATCAAAAAATCCTTTGTTATATGAATGTTATGATTTACATAATTCATTTGGAACACAGATAGTTAATAAATACAATACAATTACTGATAATGTTGTTAATATGAAAATTTTTAATAATCCATTAAAATATACAAAATTATATGATAATTTTAATAATAAATATGATTTATTTACTTTCTTAAAAAAATATTTAATATCAAATACATCTGGTTTAAGTGATGCAAATTATTTACTAAGATTTTATGATCCAACAATAACTGATTATGAAAATAATATATTAGATTATTTAAAAAATAATAAAAAAATATATTATAATATTATTTTAAAAATATTATATCCTAAAAAAGATGTTTCTGGATTTTTACCTGAAAATCCAATTGATTATACCAATCAACGTTTTGTTCCATATTTTCAAATTCAAAATATATTTTCAGAATATAATACTTTTGAAGGAAGTGTTTTAGATATTATTCTAAATAGCATGGTTAATAATTTAACAGCTAATTATTGTTGGGTTAAAGAATTAGGTCATTTTATGTGCGAATATGTTAATTTAGAAATTAATAAAGATGTTATTGATAGTTATAATCCATTTTTATTTTCATTAGGAAGAAAGTTATTAGGAGAAGCAACTAAATTAAGAGGTTATGATTATTTAATTGGTAATCGTAAAGAATTATATACATATAATAATAAGAATAAAAGTAATATAAAAATAACTATACCATTACAATTTTGGTTTTGTAAAAATATTTTTAATTCGTTACCCATGACAAATATATTATATTCTGATGTTGAAATAACTTTTAGATTAAAAAAATTATTAGATTTACTTGTAATAGCACCATATAGTTTTATAGATAAAACACCGAGAATTAGATGTAAGTTTTTAATTAATAATGTTTATTTAGAAAATGAAGAAAGATTACGTATTGCAGCTTCTAAATTAGAATTTTTAGTAGAAACACATCAAACAACTGGTTTAGTAACATTTAAATATGAAAACATAGAAAATAAAAAAATTAGAACAAGATTATATTTTTCAGGACCAGCTAAATTTATTTTATGGAGAGCTAAAATACGTGTTAAAGATAATATTAATTTTAAAGATAATTATAAATTTAATTGGAATGAAAATGGTCTTGTTCAATTATCAAGATATACTAAAACTGTGTATGCACAACCTTATAATTTATCTGTTAATTTAGTTTATACAAATGAAACAATTATCAAAATAATTTATTGGACAAAAATATTATTTAATGGCAATGTTAGACAAGAAAATAGTTCTGATTATTTTAATTATGTCACTCCATATTCTGCTAATTTAAATTATTTAGATCCAAGTGAATTTATATATTCTTTTGCGTTATTTCCAAAATTATCACAACCAAGTGGAGCAGCAAATTTATCAATGATTGAAGATATAACAATAGAACATGAGTTGACTGATGATATAATAAATATTATGAAAGATAATAATTTTGTTCTTGAAATGGAATATTTTACTGAAACATATCAAATAATGAGAGTAATGAGTGGATTTATTGCCCCAGCTTTTATTTATCCTAAATAAATTTAATTTTTAATTATTTTCAAAAATAACGAAAAAATTAATTAATAAATTTATTTTTCAAAAATAACGCCACCAAATCCATTTGCTATTCTTAAAATATTATAACACATAAAATAAGCTCTTAATGTTCCTAAATTATAAGTTGATAATATAGGATCTGTTTTTATTTTTAGTTTTATTGTTTCCATTTTGCTCATATTACAAGAACCAGCTGGTTGTGAACTAATTGGATTTATAGAAAAACTATACATATTTACACCTTTTGGTAATGAATTTAAATTATTAAAATAAGGTTGTATCAAATTATAATAATTTTCATTTCGATTACTAATTCTTTCTTTATCATTTAATAATATAGTTGATTCTGTTATTAAACTAGTGCTATTTATATTTGCACTATTAAATCCATTAGTATAATTATCATAATCTAATGAATTATATAAATATTGTTGTTGTACAACCCATATACCAAAAACAGCTGGATTATCAACATTTAATTGTATTGATTCAATGGGACCTGTTATTTCATTATTTTCAGTATAATATATTTGTTCAATTAAATAATCATGTTTTGTTTGTGAAAATTTTAATCTTTCTGTATCATCTAAATAAACATAATTTATTAATAAATAAATTTCTCCTAAATGTACATTAGTTAACTTATTATATTGATATGTTTGTGGCGTTATTATTTTAGTTGTACTTTGTTGTGTATATGGTTTAACTTCAAATTTACTTGTTTGACCATATATTGTATATGGTGTTATATTTACTGTTCCATATGGTATAGAATTATAATTATCTTTTGATACTAAATAATAATATAAATACCGGTTATTTATGTCATATGAATTATATATACCACTATATATAATATTATTAATGTTTTGATATATATATTCATTTTCAATAAAATTAACTATATCAGCATCACATTTAATATAATGTGTAGGTGATACTTTTAAGCAGGAATCTAAACTGTTTAATTCTAAATTAATTTTAACATCAGAATATAATAATGCAATAATTGGTAATGCATTACCACTATTTAAATTAAACCAAAATTGTAATGGTACATATAATGTATGTGCTTTTTTACCATCTGTAAAATTTATTAATTCAGGTATATTTCCAATAATTTTTTTATATTTTGTATCTTGTGAATTAAATATTTCATTATATAAATACATCCATTCACCATAATGTCTACTAATTGTTCTACCATTTATTTCTATACTAATACTTTTAATTATTCTATAACCAATATCTTTTACCCAAGCAACTTTACTAATTCCATCTGTAAATGAATTTATTTTTGGTAAATTTATAACTAACGTTATTTTTTCAATTAAATCACCATTACGAGATAATGGTGCAGTTACTTTAGTTCCAAAATCAGCATATTGTATAAAGTTTTGTTTTATTTCTTCTATTGAAAAATTAGTATGTCTTCTATAAACTATTTTAAAAAAAGTTACTTGTGGTGAATTAGTTAAAAATAAATCTTCTATGCCTATTGCAGCTAAATGCATAGTTCCACCTGTCATATATTATAATAAATAAGCATATTATTTATTATAATTTAACTTAAAATATTAATCTTATAAATTTAACGAGCAACTACATATTGATTAGGTTGTCCAACAATTATAGAACCAAGTGATGGAATTACTTTAGTAACAAATGTACCTAAAATGGTCGCAAGTTCATTAATATTCTTTTGAGATAATTCAGTTAAAGATGCTAAGTTTCTAGCGGCATCACCTCTTCTTTCACTAGCTTCACTTCTAACTTCGTTAAGACTGACTGTTCTAACTGGTACTGGATTACCTAAGGAGTATGTTTCATTTAATTTAGCAAGTAATTTGATATCATCCATATATCTAGCTAAACTGGTTTCTAATCTAGCTACTTTTTCAATGGAGTTTTCTATTTTAGCTTTATCTTCATCGACTAAAACGCGACCACTTCTTTCCATTTGAGTAAATAATGAATTGAATGTTTTTCTAAGGAGATCGGCGTTTACACAAGATAGGGTACCACCGCCAATCATACCCATTAATCCAGGATGCATCATAGGTAATCTACCCATAACATTTTGAAGACCAAGAGCAAGAGGCATTTGAGGAAGTAAAATGCCTTGAGGAGTCATTGGTAATGTTCTAGGGCTTGTAAATACAGGGGAAACAAATGGTCTAATTTCAGCTTTAACTGCATATGTTGATCTATCTTTTCTAGCTACTTGAGTACAATTTAAAACAGTTGGATTTTGTCTAACAATAGAAACAATTGATCTAAGATAGCTCATTAATTTCTTATTTGCTAAAATTGCATTCTTAACATCTTCAGTTACTTGTGTGCTTAAAACTGATTTTTCCCAGTCATCAAAAGATATGGGTCTTACAACACCATCTGTATGTTTTACTGGTTTGAAACCAAATGTTGTAAGTAATTGTACTAATACAGTAGGATGTACTTTGTTAATTTCATTTTGAGCTACATTAAACATGTTTTCATCTTTTAGTTTATTAAGGCATTCGGCAAGAGTATTGGGATTACCTGATAATAAACATTTAACAATTGTTTCATCACAATTTTGACCGTTGCCTAAACAATTACCATCAAATGGTTTAGACATATCAACAATTACAGATTTACCATTTTCCATTCTGTATAATTCTCCCTTTTCATTTCTGCCATAAAATACACCGCTTGCCATATCATATAATTCTAATTCATCATCGCCAATTGGTACATGTTTGGCAGGAGGAATTACTCTATCTGCACAATTTCTTGCAGCTTCAAGGAATGTTTTTAAGTCTAATGACCAGCCTTTAGGATTTAAATATGCACCTCCTTTCATTTCAAGTCTTTCAACATAATTTTTTCCTTGTATACTTCCTGCTACTCCATCAAGATATCCTTTTTCATAAATTTTACGTAAAAATTCGTGAGAATTTATGTTAACTGGAAAAGGAACTGCTTTATTTGAATCAACATACCCTCTGACTGTATCAGGAACTAAAGGTAATGTACCCCAAAATGCAGTTTTATATTCTTCACCAGATGGACCAACCTTTAAAGTAGAGTTTGGATTATTCATAGCTAGCATAAATTTTCTTGTAGCTTCATTATATTCATTATATTCATGATGTGATGATATACCAGCGTATCTAGTATCTATCATAGCCTTAGTACCATGAGTGCGACCAACACTATAAACAAAATCAACTACATCTTCTGCTAAATGATCTCTATTACTAGGATTTAAATCTCCATGATTCTGAGCTAATAAAAATTCATACATAGGTGTTGCAATCAATTGATTATAATTTCTACCTTTTACTAAAGGTTGATCATATTGTAAACCTTCACTATTGAACACAACCCAATCGGAACCAGCTTTTCCAAGGGGTTGGTTTTTAGTATCTCTACCAAAAAATGCATCCATCACATTTAAATCAAATCCGCCTGTTGCTCTTGCTTCCATTAATATATTATTATCTAGAAAATATTTTTATATACAAATTATATTTTTTATATAATTATATTATATATGCCGTTGTTAGAAAATATTAAAGCAAGAATAAAAGATAATGAAATATTAATAATTATTATATTAATATTACTTATACTTTTATATTTATGGAATAAATCAATGTTCACATCAAAAACGCAAAATAATATTACAACTATACCTAATTTAAAAAATTTTATAAATTCTAAAGAATCTTTTTTACAATCAAATAATAAAGTTCAATTTGTTGTTTATTATACCAATTGGTGCGGATGGTCTAAACGTGCTTTAGCAATGTTAAATACGCCTGAAATGGTTGATTACTTTAAAAATAATCCAAATGCTGAATTAAAATTAATAGACTGTGAATCAGATGATGGTGAAAAAATATGTAAAGAACAAAATATTAAAGGATTTCCAACTATGAAATTAATAAAAAGAGAAACTATTATTAATTATGAAGGAGCAAGAAATCCTGCTGCTATAAAAGAATTTATTAATCGCAATATTTAATTATACTTTTTAAATAATTTATCTGCTATATCTAAAATCTTATCTTTTTTTTCAATGTGTTCTAATAAATTTTTAGGAACATTTTTCATACCATACATTGTACCATATAATCCTCCTGCAATCGCCCCAACTGTATCAGAATCACCAACGTGTAACATAGAATAGTATATTAATTTTTCCCAATTATTTCCTGCATCTAATAATGCGTCATATGCCATTAAAACGCCTGTAACACCAGAACCACCGATTGTATTGTATGATTCTTCTAATTTATTTGGTATTTTTTCATAAATATCATAATTGTATTTAAAATCATAAAAGAATTTAGTTCTAAATATAAGATTTTTATGTGAATTTGTATATATAGGTTTATTATCTCTAAATCTTAACTCTATATATTTTTTCCATAAAGATAAAAATAATCTATAATTTGCATAAATATTAAAATTATCTTTATCAATATATTTAATTACACTCGGAGATTCTACTAATTCTATTAATTTGTAAGGCCATTCATTTAATTTAACATTATTTATTGCTAAGTGAGCAAAATAAGCTGTTGTTAAACCTCCTAAATAACCAATAGGATTTGAATGTGTTATTTTTCCTGTTTCTATACTATAATCTATTAATTTATTTATATCTTTTGGATTATGAAATGCTAATCCAATACATAAATTTCTCATAGCAACACCATTGCCACCAGACATACTAAACGGCATTTTTTCATCAACTAACCCTTGAAATGTTGTTGTTCCAACACCGCGAAATATATTATGTTCACCTTCATCATTACTAATATCTTTAAGAGTATTTCTTAAAATTTCTTTAACTTCTTTTATCTGTTCTGGTGTTAAATTATCTTTCATATTAATTTTAATTAAACTTTCTGCAATAGATAAATGAAATAATGTATCATCTGAAACTTTCCAATCTTTTAAATTTATTTCTGTAATTCCACCTAATGATATAAACTCAAATACTATGTCTAGTGTTGTTTTATAATCTGCAAGTTTATTATAATAATTAAATTCCCATTCACCATTTTTAAATCCTATAGTATCTCCTAAAGCATGTAATAAAAAAGTTGCAATATATTTGTCAGACATATATAATATTAAATAATTTATTATTTTTTTCGTTTTTTTTAATCTAAAAAATTATATCTAATTTATATATGTCCAGTGACGATGAATTATTTGAAAAAATGATGAATAAAACTAACTCTAAAAATTTAAATAATATTTCAGATGATGAATTATTTAATAAAATGAAAAGTAAAAATAAATCACCAAAAAGTGATGATGATGATGAAGTTAAAAAATTAAAAAAATCTGGATTAGATTATTATAGAATATTAAATGTAGAAAAAACAGCATCAGTTGATGAAATTAAAAAAAAATATAGACATTTATTAGCCAAATATCATCCTGATAAATTAAAAAGTTTATCCGAAGAACAACGAAAAAATAAATTAGATCAATATCAATTAATTAGAATGGCAGGTGAAGTTCTTACACATCATGAAAAGAAAAAATTATATGATATGGAACAAAAAACAATTAGAAGCAGTGGTTTTGTTAATCAAAAAGATAGTTTTGAAGAATTCTTAAAATTACAAGATCTAGAAAATACTCCCCAAAATCGTGAAAAAGCATTACTTGATTTTAAACAACAATCTGATAAAATGAATAAACTTCGTAATTATGATCCTATGTCTATAAACAAAATTGATAAAAAAGAATTAAATAAAAATGTTCAAGATTTATTAACACAAAGAGATGTTGAAACAATTGAATTATCACATCAAAATATGTTTGAAGGACGTACATTTAATCCATCTGAATTTAATAAAATGTTTGAAAAAAATAAAAAGAAAGAAGAAAAGAAACTTAAGAAGAAACAAGCAGCAGGAGAATTAGTTAAATATGATGAAAATTTCACTGCTTTTAATGATAATGGTCTAAATAATTTTATAGGTGTAAATGATGATTATGGAGAATTATTTGGAAATGAACAATTTAGAGATAACAGTTTATTTAGTCACACAACAACTGGCACAAGTGATGTTGAATTATCATCTGATTCTGATATTTCAGTAGATTATAATGATGATTATACTAAAGATTATAATGATGATTATACTAATCATAAAAATAATAAATTATCTAAAAATGATTTTGATAAATTACTTGCTAAGAGAAATGAAGAAGATAATTTATATAAAAAAGAAAATATTAATCGAGAAGAATTCTTTAAAGATGTCATGCAAGATCAATTTGGTATTAGTAAAGATTTTGGTGTAGTTATTGGTGATGATATGGGAACAACTAAACCTTTACAAATAACATCACATATGGCTAAAGTTTATAATAAAATGATAAGTTATGATGATGATTAGTTTTTAGTTAAAATATTTTAATGTTTCTGTATATCCAATTTTAAATAATTCTTTTTTAGCTTCTAATTTAATATCAAAATTTAAAACATTTTGATCAATATATAAATTAACTGTAGATGTATCCCAGCCTCTTAAAATGTTATCAATAAAACTTTTTTGTAAAACTTCAAATACACTAACTATATATTCTTTTATATTACTTAGCTTATTATTTTTAAATACAGGTTGTAAATAAAAACCAATAACTTCTTCTAATCTATCTTTAAATAAAATTATTGGATAATTATCTATACATCCACCATCAATAAATGTTTTATTATTATATTTATATGGTTGATAATATAATGGGAATGAAGCAGTAATTCTAATTGCTTCTGTTAATTTCATATTAGGATATGTTTCATATGATATATATTCTACTTGATATGTATCTAAACATGTTGCTGTTACTATAAATTTTTTATGATTTAATTTATATAATTCTAATAAAGTTATATCTTTTTTAATATTCCTTGCTTCTAATATTTTTTCTAGAATATTAAATATATTTTTACCATCATCTATTCCATATTTATTTATAATATCATTTATATTATCTAATCCGTAATCTACAATAGTTGTTAAATTTTGAAAATTAAATAATTCATTAAATTCTTCTAACTCTTTAGTAGAATAACCAATTAAGTATAAACATAATATCATGGCACCAACAGATGCTCCTGCAAATATTTCTATTTTTTCTAATATTTTTAATTCATCTAATGCTTTTAATACTCCAAATAATGATAAACCCTTCATCCCCCCACCACTAAATATCAATATCTTTTTATTTTTAGTATTATCATCTATTTTTATTAATTTATTAATTTCTTCTTGAATATCTTTATCTATATTCTGTGTCATTATCATATAAAATATTCTATGTCTTTAATATAAATAAGATGTTCCATAATTTAACAATTGATAATTTAATACCGCCATCAAATAATTCTATAAATTATTCTAGTGGTAAATTAGATATAAATTGTATATCGCGTGATAAATTTATTAATGATACTCCTGAAAAAAATTTTAATTCAGATGTTTTACTTAAAAATATAAAAAAAAAGAGAAATAATATTAGAAATACTTTTGTAAATTCTTATAATCTATGTTGTGAAAAAATTAAAGAGGCAGATGATATTGGATTAACTGATATTATATTTGAATTACCAATTTCTATGTTTATTAGTAACCCAGATGTAAAAGATATAGATATTATTAATTATATTGATAATAATCTTAAAAAACAAAAATTAAATACTTATGTTATTAATAATAGAAAAATATTTATAACGTGGAAATTTATTGAATTAAATAAAGAAATATTTAAAGTTTATTCTTAACCCCTTTCATCATAAAATCTAGTATAATTATCATAAATATACCTAATAATATTATAATAAAAATTTCTTTATTTTCTATTTCTCCAAAATAATTAAATAATGATTTTCTTTTTTTATATATATCTTCATAATAATCTGTCTTCTTATTTTTCATATTATGATGTTTTGATGTTATGTATTTTAATAATTTCATTTTACATTCTTTACATTTTTTTATATGTTCATATATATCTTCGCTATCTTTTGAACAATCTTCACTATTTAAATCTTCTATGATTTTATGCATAGATTTTGATTTAGTTTTATCACTTTTAATACTTTCTATATAAGAATCCAAAGTTGGAGAATCTACAGATATAGAATCAATACTGATATCATCTAAATTAGTATAATTATTATTTGATTCTCCATTATAATTAATATTATTATAAGATGCATAATCTTCTTTAGAAGAAGCTAAATGATCTAAATTATTTAAATTATTATTAATATTATCAGGTGAATCTTTATAGTTTATATAATTATTATAAGATTTTATATCTTTACTCCATTTTTTTGAAACCCTATCAAATTCACCTTCTTCTGATTTAAATAAATTATCTTTTTTTTTATTTATTGCTTTAGCCATTTTATCTAATTCACTAGTATTATCATTATATGCTGTTTCTAAAGTTGAATACATAATATTTATATATTATTTAGTTTTAATAATTAATTTATAATAATTTGCATATTTTATAATTTTAATATAATTAAAAACTTATTGCTTATTAAAAAACTCTAATAAACACTAATTTTTAATATAATCAATTAATTATATTAAAATTTATTGCGTATTAGCAAATCTAATAAACACTAATTTTTAATATAATCAATTAATTATATTAAAATTTATTGCGTATTAGCAAATCTAATAAACACTAATTTTTAATATAATCAATTAATTATATTAAAATTTATTGCGTATATAAATATATAAATCTTTCTGACTGTTAATTATATTATGGATTATAGTGATAACAATTTTTATAACAGTAATAATGGAAATAATATTAACACAGATGGTACTAATATGATGGTTGATTTACTTGCTAATTCTGAAAAGTTAGGTCCAAAGGAAAAAAGATGGTACTATAATAAAAATGATCCAACAAATAATATAGAAGAAGAAGATTTAGTTGATGATGATATTGATAATTATAAAAAACCAGAACAACCACAACATAATTTTTCACAACAACATTTATCTGCTAATAGAATGGAAACTTTATCTGATAAAAATCAAGAAAAATTTACTGAAAAACCTCCAACTACTAATGATAAATATATAGATGATGATTATGAAACATTATCTCCACTTGAAAAAAGATTAAGAAGATTAGAACTTATGAGAAAATTAGGCGAGTTACGTGATTTAGGATGTAAAGTAACAAACTATTCTATAGATGATGATTATTATATGATGAAATATGAATATGAATTACATACAAGTATACGAACTAAACGAAATTGGATGAGTATTTATAATCATATGTTAGTTGGTGCTGTTAAAGGTGTCGAATTATTAAATAATTCATATAATCCTTTTGATTTTAGCTTAAAGGGTTTAAGTAATGAAGTTAGTGCAGATAAAAATACTTATTATGAAATTCTTGGTGAAATTTATGAACACCATAATGTTCCTGGTAAAAAAATGAATCCTTGGTTTAGATTATTTATTACTTTAATTGGAACTGTTGTTGTTGTTGGTGGTAAAAATAATGCTCATAAATTCTTACCAGGAGAAGCTAAAAATCTTGAAAATGATGAAGCTATGATTGAAAAATTAAGAGCAAAAGCGGTTCAATCAAATCAAAATCAAAGAGGTAATAATCAAGAACCTATGCAACAAATGCCTCCACAAATGAATCAAGGGCAAATGCTACAAACAGCTATGAATTTTATGAGTGGTATGAATAATCAAAATACAAATCAACCAGCTAATATTGATGAATTTATGAATAAAGAACATGATGTTGCAGCTCAGAGAGTAAAAGATTTAGAAGAATTAAAAAAACAAGAATTAGAATATCAACAATATCAAAAAATGTTAATGGAAGATTCTAATAAATTTGATAATATGAGATCTAGACTTGAAATGAGTCAACAAAGTCCTACTTCAGATAGATTAGCACAATCTGCAACTAGTAAATCAAGTAAGTCAACTAAATCAAGCAGACCTGTTAGTAAAGCTTCTAAAAAATCTAAAGAAGAAGATGATAGATCCACGCTTTCAGGACAATCAACTGAATCATCTAAAAGTGTAATATCCATTAATAAACAATTAGCTCAACAACTTAAAATGAAAACGAATGATATTAAACCATCTTCAATATCATTTGGTTCTAGTAATAAGGGGCGTAAAAATAATCTAGTTACTGGAAGAAAATAAAAAATTGATTAAAATATCACTAATATTATTAAAGATTTAAATATATTAATAATATTAATGTCAAATAAAAATACTGCTCCTGTTCATAAAAAACGAGGTCGCCCTCCTAAAACTGAAATTAAATCTAAACCTATAATTCTAGAACAACCTAAGGAAACAGAAGAATTAGTATTATATTTACCATTAACTGATAAACAAAATGATTTTACTATTAATGATACAGAATATTCACAATCACGCATTACTACTAATAAAGAATCAAGTGATGAATTAAGTGAAGATATTCAAGATTCAGTCGAAGTTACTGCTAATAATGATGATATCAATAAATTAATTAATGAAATAAAAAAAAGAGATATTATTATTAAAAATCTAAAAGATAATCTTAAAAATTTTAAATCTTGTCAACAAGATAATATTCTAAATATAAATAAAAATACAAAAAAAACACTTATTAATTTAGGTTTAATTACTCTAAATGATAATAAACTAGTTGTTGCAGAAACTTCAAAATATGCTTGTTGGTGGTGTTGTCATAACTTTGATACATATCCTATATTTTTACCTGAAAAATATGTAAATAATAAATATCATGTTTTTGGTAATTTTTGTTCTTTCTCTTGTGTATTAGCATATAATGAAACATTAAATGATTATCGTAAACATATACGTGAAGGATTAATTCGTAAATTATATAAAGATATTTTTAATATTGAATGTGAAATAAAACCAGCTGGTCCTAAAGAAATTCTTGAAAAATTTGGTGGACCAATTTCTATTGATAATTATAGAGATCCTAAAACTATTACAACTAAAAATTTTAATATTACTATCCCACCACAAATACCATTACTATCTTATTTTGAAGAACTTAATATATCTAATAATTAAATTTATTTATTTTCTTTAACTTTATTTTCTTTTTTAGATTTTATTTTTTTAACTGTTAAATCATCTTGATTTATAGCTTTTAATTTATCTATATAATTTTGTGGAACTGGATTAAATAAATATTGAAATCCTTGAAGAAAACAATCACATAAATCATCTTGTTTATCATATTTTTCTAATAACTTCTTTTCATCATCTGTTATTAATGCACGACAATATATTTTTCCTAAACCTTTTGTTATTTCATAAACTTCTTTTTGATCTTTTTCTTTCGCATCTTTTAATTTTTTATTAGTTGTTGATTTATCTATTTTTAATTTATTTGATGGAGATATAAATTTAATATTAGTTATATTACTTAACGTTCTATATTTATCTGTTATTCCTCTCATCACAAAATAAGAATATAAAAGTGTTGAAATTGTTTTCATATTTGGATTTTTTAAAGATGGCTGATTTTCAATTAATACTTCATCGACTAATATAAAATCTTTATCTGCATCTAATTTATTAAATAATTTTTTTGCTAATTCTTGTATCGGTTGTTGTGAACAATTCTGAAATGTTAATTTTTTAGGTTTAAAATTTCTTAAAACTGATTTAATATCTTTCTTATGTGTTTCACACCAAGACCATTCTTGTTTATTCATAAGATTTATACTTGATTTATTGCGACATTTATTGTGATTACAATTAAAATTATTATTTTCTACTTCTATTGGTGTATAATTATTTTTATGTGAATTACACACTACTACTTCTTTCATATTATTATTATTTTCTGGTGAAGTAGCCTGTGGGCACACATGTGAACAAGTAAAACGACCTATCTTACCACAAACTCTCTTGTTTTTTAAAACAAATTGACATAAATTTCTATCTTCAACTAAATTTATGATCTCCCATTTTAATATCTTAACATTATTATCTTTTTTTTCCATCAAGCAATATGCTAAGTTCTTTATACCAACATCAAATGATAATATTTTTACACTAGAACCCGAAGTATCTGATGTAGACGAAGATTTTGCCATTATATATTATTAATTATATATTGTTTAATTATATTTAACACATAATAAAAATTGATAAATATATATTATATTAAAGAATAATATATATTAAAATTAAAATGAATAAACAAGAGTTATATGATAAATTAACTAGAGACATGCAAAAAAATGTCTTACCAGATGATGTCATTATTAATACAATAACTATTGTATGTAATGTTGATATTAATTTTAATGTTGGTAATATTGCTAAATATATTGATATGTCAATGGATACTATTAAAAAAGTAAGTCATGGGCGGTCAGGTGATAATTTAACAAATAGAAATTTAGAATTTAAAAAAAGAATTAAACCGAATAATAAAAATAAAAAAGTGTTTTTTAATCAAGTATCATTGTGTGTAATGGTACCATCTAAAAAAAAGAAACCTGTAAATCTAAAATTATTCTCAAATGGTTCAATACAAATGACTGGCTGTAAAATTATTGATAATGCAATTGAAGCATTAGAAGTTGTTTTTAATGAATTAACTAAAGTTAAAGCAATAGTTGATCCTAAAACCTTAAAAATTGTTGAAAAACCATTTTGTGATAAACCAGATAATCTTAAATTGTCTTCTATTAAAGATATTAGTATTGCAATGATTGTAAGTAAATTTATGTTTCCCGTTAAAATTAATAGACCTAATTTATATAATCTATTTTTACAATCTGGGATGGAGTGTAGTTATGAACCAGAATTACATGCTTCAGTTGATCTAAAATATTTATCAGGTGAAAAGAAAATATCAGTTTTTATTTTTGAAAAAGGTTCTATTGTTATTACTGGTGCTCGTAATTGTGTACAAATTAAAGAAGCATATGATTTTGTTAATAATTATCTATTAACTAATCATGTTGTTATTACACGAAAAAATGTAACTCAAAATGATATTGAAAAATACTTAACTGCTGATTTAAGTGATGATATTATTTAAAATTTACTAAGATAATCCATATTATAATACTAAAAAATTGATTTATTTATTATTTAATAATAAATTAGTTATTAAATATATAATGGGTAATATTAATACTACTTCTAGATTTATTAATAAAAATGCATTTTCATATATTAGTAATCCGCATGATTCTAATAATTCATGTTTATTTGTAATTCGTGTTGATGATATTAATGATTATGATACTATACAAAAACTTATTCAAGAACAAATTAAACAACAAAATGATAAAAGTATTTTAAAATTAAAAATAAATGATATAAATCAAGGATTAATATATTCTATTAATGATTTAGGTTCTTCTATTGCATCGCGAACAACTTCTTTTAGATTTTATCATAATAATTTACCATTGTTTGAAATTGTAAATAATAGTGCTAAAGAAAATCAAATAAAATATAATAAAGAAAATAATATAATAACAACAGAAAAATATACTTATCATAATATTTGTAATTTACATAAATTATATGAACGACCTTATAATTATATATTTTAATATAAATATTAACAAAATAATCTCTCCGGTATTGTTTTGTAAAAAAAATTATTGTATGACTTGTTATCAGTTAAAGATTTTTTAAGAGTTTTATCACTCATTCCTAACATTCTACAACACTCAAATTTATTAGGAAATTCTTTTGTTAATTTATTATTGAGATCAAATTGTCCAATTCCATCACGATATAATAATGGTTCTCGTCCTATTTTTTTAATAAATGCATCTATTATTTTTTGTTCACATTCTTCGTATAATACATAATAATGATCTCGTGTAATTGTTTTATTTTTAAATGGTCCATCTAATGCTGTTGGAGATTTATAATTATTATTTACTGCCGCTGTTTTTCTATCTATATAAACATTTAATATTTCTGTTTTGTCTTTATTTAATTTAGCAATATATCCTGTTCTCTTATTTATAATCTTTTTTGTTTGTTCTATATTATTAATAACATTTGGATCTAATTCTCTATCAACTGCCATCCAACGAAAACCTTGATATATAATATTTTCATTGATGGCTTTATTAATACTTGATCGTTTAAGATTAGGATTTAATCTAAGACATTCTGTCATGGCTTCATAATATTTTACAAGTTTTAATGTTTCAGGATTTATTTGTTGAATACGTGGTCCTATTGATGTTAATGTTTCATTGAAATTATTTGTTGTGCGTGTTTGTGTTGTAATTAAAGATTCTTTTAATTCTAATACTAATTTTTCAAGATTATCTATTTTATCTACTAAATTATTATAATTATCTGAACTAATATTATTAAGATTTATTTTTTTATCATCCATATTATTAACATCTTTAATTAATTTAAGTTTTTCTATTTCTAATTTATCTTTTTCTAAATCCATTTCTCTGTAATCATCATAATTTTTAATTGAATTATTTATAATGTTGGTTAACATTGGATATGTTAATTTATCACCAATTAAAAATAATTCTTTTTCGGTTGTATGATTTTCTAAATCTTTTACTCGGCTATTTTTAATAAGAGGATGATTATGTAAAAAACTTTCAAAATCTTTACTTCGTTTTACACTAAAACAATCTAGTAATATACATTCTTCATAATTACTTTTATGGTCATTAAATCTTAAATTTATATCTTTACGTGTTTCTCCAATTTTAATAACATAAGAACCATTATCAAATGTTTTAACACATATTATATACACTAATGGTGATTTATTTGCAAAAAAAAGAAGCATTATATTTTGTTTTTCTATTTGTTTTGTTTTGTTTAATTCTTTATTAATAAATTTATCTTTTTGTTCAAGTTGTAATTTAAGTTCATTACTTTCTTCATAAGTAATTTCATGTAGTAGTTCTTCTAATTTAATAAAATAATCATGAATTTCACTAGCCTTTGCTGTTCCTGCTTTTAAACAAAAAGATTTAAAAGTTCTAATATTTATTAAAATTATAATTTTATTGTGACCACCATGTTTTTTAACTTGCTCACCCGTTGGGGTGTTTAAGATATAATCATCATTTTCTTTAAATTTATTTTTTAATAGTCTTACTGCTTTATCTTTATTGCTAAATCCTAACCATTTCCAAATATTATCAATATTAATATTATAATCATTCTTACTATTATAATTTATATAACAATAAAATGATGTTACAAATAATTTTTGTTCATAATTTGTAAATGTTTCTTTTATTTTATTTAATAATTTGTTACTGTATGTTTCTGATAATTTAATAATTGGATTTGTTTCTAATAAGTTTACTAGATCTAATTCTTTTATTTTTTCTACACTTGTCATTATTTAATAAATAAAAATATTAATTTATCTTTATATATTTTTAAATTACTTTTTAATTTTACTTTACAAAAATAAAAAACAATAATAAACAAAATTACATCTTATCATATTCTTCTAACTTTTCTTTAGCTTGTTTTAATTTTTCTTTAATATCAATAGCCATAGATTTAGTTCCTTCCCATCTTTTCTTTTCTAATTTAGGATGTTGTTCAATACAAAACCAATTACGCATTTTCTTTTGTGGCCCATATGTTCCTTGATAATATACAACATATTTTGGTATATCTGCATGTGTTATTCCTTCTGGTAAAGGTCGGGCATTACATTGTCGTTTTCTTTTTCCACGATTTTCATTTTGCAATGATTGAGTTGCAAATCTTAAATTATCGTGACGATTATCTAGTTTATTTTGATTTATGTGATCAACTGATAAATTATTACGTTCTTTAACATTGTATTTTTTACATACTAATTGATGTAAATATATCATAGTATTATCATGTTTTGGATAACTTTTAGTTGCAACATATCCTGTTGAATGTGAATGCCAAGTTGGATATACATCTATATCTGGATTAATAATTTCTTTGAATTCTTCTTTTGAAAAATATGTGTATGTATCCTTAAAACAATACATAATATAATATTCTTTATTATTTTTATCTTTTACTAACCAATACGGATTCTTTAATGAACCTGTATCATATCCCATTGTTACAAAATGTCCAGGATGCGATGATATAACTTCCAAATCTTCTTTATTTGGTATATTATAATTATCTAATGTATTCCATGCATCTTTAACATATTCATTATCATTTGAATTTTCTTTGTATAATTCTCTATTTAATTCTAATACAGATTTACTTCGTTTTTCATATTTACGTTTCTCTTTAATTTCTTTATTTTCTTTATCAATTTCTTCTTTATTTTTATCTTCTTTTATTTTTTTCTTTACTATCTTTTTTTCTGTATTATCTTCATTTACTTCCGGTAATAAAATATTATTTGCTTCTTTTTTATTCTTCTTTACTATCTTTTTTTCTTTATTTGCAATTATTTTTTCACATTTATCTTTAGAAGAATCTGTTTTAGTTTCTTCTTTATTTTTATTCATAAAGTCTATTATTGTAATATCGTCAAAATCATTATTTTTTTTATCAATAAATTGTGATAAATCTATTGTAGTTTCTTCAATTTTAATTATTTTCTTTTTAGGTTTAATTACCTGTGATTTGTATTTACTAGCACTCATAATGATATATTAATAAACAATATAATTTATTAATATATTAAACGAATATTAAATCAATTTTTTCTAAAATTAAAATATATAAAAATACTAAAAATATAGTTTCTATATATACTTTCAATTCTAGTTTGCATAAGCGACGCCCGCCATACCAGACATAACTCTAAGTACGTTGTAAGAGAAGTCGAAAATGTTTACAACGGTGTTTGTGAAGAGAGATTCAAATCTGGGTTCAGAGGGAGCTCTAAGGTTATCAGAGTATGTGACACAGAGGAGAGTTGTGTCAATACGAGATAAGTTAGCACTGCCGCTGGGTTGGTGTTGTTCGGGATGTAAGGCAAAGCTATAAACGCTAACACCATCGCAAGGGGTGCGAGTGTGATGTTGAGCGGGTTGAACATAGTTGAAGTAAGGACCATCTTGAACGGAGAATCTGTCATGACCGTTAAGTTTGAGTTGAGCATTAGCAACTAAGAGACCTTGACCATCAAGTTGAAGACCATAGTTAAAGGGTTGTAAGACAATAACATCTCTGACAGATACGGCACCACAAGCAACTTCAGCTCTGGCATCATTAAGATCAGATACAGGTACGGATACTTCAGAGAGATTTAAAGAGTGTCTTACTACTTTAACACTGCCAGTTGGCACTAATCGTCTGTTATTTGTACCACTAACAAAAGTATCAGTGCCAGTAGCACCAGTAGCAGCTACTCTAACTTGGCATTCTACATTTGTCCAGGCATTAGCTGCTGAATTTTCTACTGTAAGTGTAACTAATACATCAGATATTTTATCACCAAGAGAAGCAGTGCCACTGCCACTTACTTTAGTGTTAGTTAAAACAGATGTGTTGTAACATAAAGGAGAAACACCAGAAGCAATAGCAGTTGATTCTAAGTTATTAACTAATACTGTAATATTTAAACCAGCTGGTTGGTTAACAGGAGTTACATATGAAGCACCTGTTTGGCAAGTTGGGAGTGTTAATGCTTGCCAACCACTAGGTACACCAGTGGTAGTACTGGTACCAGCAGCTAATAAAAACATACCTTCAGCAACGTTTTCAGCAGCAGCGTCAAGAGCTTCTTGCCAAGCATTATCGTGTTGAGCACCAGTGTATGTTAAGAAAGTTTCACCAGCGGTCCAAGCACCAACTTGAGGAGCCCATACTAATTCTTTAGAAGGGTGGTTGAATTCAAGTTTGTGTTTGGCATTAGAAGTGGTACCGCTTGTAACGATTGATTCTTCACCATTGTATTGGACTTGTTCGATTAAATATTCGTGACCAACTTGGGCAAATCTTCTTCTTTCTTCAGAATCAAGATAAACATAGTCAACCATGAGACCGCAAGATCCAAGATTTCCAACTTGAGATAAAGTAAGGTCAGTGTAACCACTTTGAACAATAAGGTTAGCAAGTGCTTCTAATTCAATGTTAAGTCTGACTTCATGATATTGGAGGGCAATAAGAGGAAGAGCGAGACCAGTGTTTCTGCAGAACCAGAATTGAAGAGGAACATAAAGGGTATAAGCAGGGACTACATCGTCAGATTGAGTTGTAGATACTTTACCTTGTAATTCGGTGAGTTCAGGGATATCACCAATCATTTTGTTATAACCTCTTTCTTGTTCTTGTGTGTGGGTGAGTTCATACCATAAATCCATCCATACACTCCAGTGTTTGTCAATTTGAGAACCACCAATTGTGATTTCAACATTTTTTACAAGAGCATGACCTACTCTTCTAACCCAGGCAGCTTTGGTATCATATAATTCGTTACCGCAAGCATCTTTAGTGAATGCAGTTGCAGGTAAAGCGGGTAAATCCATACGAAGGTAGAGTCTTGTAGCAAGATCACCATTTCTGAGGATTTGTACAGTGTGTCTGCCACCAAATTTGGCAGAGTCAATAGGATGTTCAATGCATTCCATAGAGAAGTTAGTATGTCTTCTGTATACTACTTTGAAGTATGTTATTTGAGGATTACCAGTAAGGTATACATCTTGTGCACCATAAGCAACTAATTGAATTAAGCCACCGCCCATATTAATATAATTAAATTCTAGAAAAAAATTTATTTTTTATACTAATTTTATATTTATTAAATTATAATAAATATTATATTTTACGTTCTTTATTGCTTTTTACTATTTTTATATTTAATAATTTAAAGTGTGTTTTTTTTGTGAGAATTATATTAAAATTTATAAAGGTATGTATAATAAAAAAATAAATATTAATAAATAAATATTAATAAATACTTAAGAAAGTTGATTATTTTTACTTAAAAAATATTTATTATGTTCATATATTAAGTTTGATATGACGAATACCTTTAAATTTAAACCATCAAAACTAAAATTTACTAGGGAAAAGAAAACATTGGATGAAATGCACAAAGATACTATTGATAAATTTGATGAAAATAGTAATTTAATTTTATTAAAAAAACAAAAAATATCTTTTATAAATAATAAAATTATTGAATTAAATAATTCAGATATTAAAGATAAAGATTTAAAAATAAACTCACTTCAACAAAAAATTAAATTAATAAATAATGAAATTGCTGATTTAAATGCTTTATCTAATGAATTAGATTATTTTGAAAAAACAAGAGATATTTTAATTAAATATTATCAACATGAACATAAAATTGATAGTGATAATATTAATGATAATTTAATAACTGAAACTTCAAGTATAAATACTCCAAATGAAATTACTTTTAAATACGAAGTAAACGAGTGTTTTATATCACAAGATTCACAAGATGAAACCAGTGTAAATAATAAAATAAATAATATTAAAAGTAATTCTGACGATGATATTTTAGATAGATTAAGTCGTTTAAATGAATTAGCCAATAAAAATATAAAAGAAAAAAAACCTGTAAAAAGAAAAAAAATAAAAGAAGATATTTCACAACATAAATCTATTTTAAGTTATTTAATAGATTCGGATATTTCAAATAATACAGATTTATCTTTAGTAAATAATAATACAAATGATAAAGGAACTTTAAAAGAACAATATTTGTCATTAACTGATAATATGTACTTATGTGAAAAAGTTAAACTATCACCAATAAAAACTTGTTCTTCTTGTAATATTGAAACAACTTTAATTCATTCAGAAGGTATTTATGTTTGTCAAAATTGTGGTAAATTTGAATATTTAGTAATTGAAAGTGAAATTCCATCACATAAAGATGCTTTAAATGAAAAACCTAAATATCCATATAAAACAATAAATCATTTAATAGAAAGACTAAATCAATTTCAAGGTAAACAAACAACATTAATACCACAAGATATTTATAATTTAATTAGATTTGAACTTAAAAAAATGCAAATATCTAACGATGAGTTAGATCCACAAATTATTAAAAAAATATTAAAAAAATATAGACTTAATACTTATTATGAACATTGTTTTTTAATATTTTCACATATAACGAATATTCCACCGCCATCATTAACACGCGAAGAAGAAGAAAAGGTAAAAATGATGTTTAGACAAACTGAAAATCCTTTTAAAAAATTTAAACCAGGCGATAGAGCAAATTATCTTAATTATTCTTATGTTTTACATAAATTATTTTTAATATTAGCAGATACAACTGATAATGAAGAAGTTTGTAATCGGATGTATAATAATACTAAATATTTTAGTCTTTTAAAAAGTAGAGATAAATTAAGAATGCAAGATCTAATTTGGAAAAATATTTGTAAAGATTTAAATTGGCCATACCATCCATCTTTTTAATTATTAATATTAATTTATTATTAATATTAATTTATTATTAAATAATTGATAAAATATATTTAAACAAAAATAGATTAATTAATTTTATTAATGTCAGAAGAAGAGGTTAAATTAACGACTACTGATAACAGTTTTGTTGATAACGTAAACACGACTAATTTAGGTATTAATGTTGTCAATGAAGAAGAAACAATTACTACAACATATGAACAAGATATGGATAAATATACTAAGATAGATAATCTTGATGAAGATAATGGCGATCTTCAATATATTTTAGTTTCATTTGTTTCACCTGAAAAAGTGATGAATTGTAATATCAGAGGATTAAAAGTAAGACATTATCGTAATAAACCAGCTGTATTTTCTGATTATGCATTAGCACAAAAAGCAGCTCAAGAATTAAATGAAAAAGAAAAATACTTTGATATTTTTGTAATGCCAACTGGAAGATGGTGTGCTTGGGATCCTTCTCCTGATGATAGAACAAAAGTTGAATCTGAAAAATGGGCCAATAAAGATCAACAAGCATTAATGGATAATTTAGAAAAAATGAATTTAGAAAAACAAAAGAAAGATTTATCTGAATTAAATGCTTTAGTTGGTAAAAAGAAAGATTTAGTTGAACAAAGTACAGAACAACATAAAGAAAGAATTGCACATTCAATTAAACAGGGAATTGAAGAGAAAAATACTGTATTACCTGAAATAAACAAAAGTTCTACAGAAAAACAATCTTCTCAGACTCAATCTGAATTAAGTAATAATGCACAACCTGCTAAAAAAACTCATAATAATAAAAATATAAAAGAACATTTACGTCGGAAATTAGAAGAAAAACGTCAACGAGAAGCTGCACAAAATAAAAATACAACTTCACCATCAACAACTGTATTAAGTAATGAACTAAAAGAAGAAGTTATGAATCAAGAACAGTTAGAAAATAATATTAATAAAGCAAAGGCGATATTAGAAAAATTACAAAACAAAACATCTTAAAAATATTTATTAATAAATATTATTAATTTATATTATTAAAGTTATTTTATAATTTTAATAATATATATGAATACTTTATTATTAGCATTTATATTTTTATTCATTGGATTTATGATATTATATATAGATCAATATTATAGATATCAATATAAAAAACCTAATGAAAAAATAATATATAAATATATACCAAGAACACCTATTGAAGAATTAGAAGAGCCTATATTTGCTTCAGATATATTTGAAACAATGTTTTCACAACCAGATCCTTGGATATTAGATTTAAATGATTTGAATACTAGAGAAAAAAATAAAATAAATCAATATTTTATATCTGCAGTTTAATTTTTAAAAGTTATGCATATTCTGTTTAAATTTTTCTAGACTTTTCATTTTTCTATCTATAATATTACCACGTTCATCTACTTCTTCTTTTTCAACTTCAATTACACCTTTAGTCTTTTTTATATTTTGTATAAAACTATTAAAATTAAACATACTTGAATTTGTTTTCCAATTCTTATTATAATTATTCTCATGATATTTTCTAAATTGTGGACATCCTAATTTTGACTTTACACCTGATAAATTAGGAGCCTTATACCAAAATATTCTTTCTAATGATACATTAACATCTCTTCTATTATCAATAACCATACAACCATAATCAGCAACTAAACCTGCAAAAACTTGTCTAAAAGAATCAAAATTAGGAAACATACCAGCATAATGATCAAATAATTTTTTTTGATTAGAAATATATTCTTCTTTTAATAAAAATATATAATCAAAGTTACTTCTTAATTCTGGTGTAATACCTAATGGATATTGCATAGTTAATATATACATAATTTCATAATGACGTCCATTGTATAATAATTCTTGAATAGGCTGATCTCTCATCCATGAACCTTTTGAACTTAAACAATCATCCATAATACAATAAGTTCGTGCATCTAATTTCTTTCCTGCAGCTTGTCTTTGTTTTTTCTTTTCAATCATCATTATTTGTCTTTGTAATAATTTTGTCATAATATCACTTTTATATTCATAATGAATATAAGAATCAGGAAAAAAATCATTATAGAATGAATTCATACGATCTGTTGGTGCAATAACAATACCACATGGTACATTTCTAAAATGATGTAATATTGCTCTAACTACCCAACTTTTACCACTACCGCGTTTTGCAATCATAACTATTGCAGGATTTTCTACCATATTTTCTAATTTAAATTGTCTTATTGGTAATTTATTTCCATCCCTTAGTTCAATATCTTTAATACCCATATATTATATATAGATTACAAAAAAATATATAATATTTAACTAATTAATAAATAATTAACTAATTAATAAATAATTAAGTAATTAACAAATAATTAACTAATAAGTAAATATATCAGGAATATTCATATTGTTATTAGTTGGATTAATTAAATTTGGATTCATTATATTATTATTTTGAGATCTTGTATTAATTGTTTGATTTTGTTGATTTTGTTGTAATATTTGATTTTGTTGATTTTGTTGATTATTTCCTCCAAAGAGAGGCATACTTGGTTGTGCAGGTCCAACCATCGTTTCTTGTTTTTGTTGCATTAATACATTTGGTTGATTAGCAGATGGCAATGATATACCATTTCTTACTAAAGTAAACGAATTATGTAGCTCAGATGGTTGATCAACAACTAATTTATAACCAGGGTTCATTGTTGGAGGTAATTGTTGATTTTGAATTTGTTGATTAGGATTTGTTTTATAATTAATATATCCAATTGCAATAAACCAAACTAAAACAGCAACAAGAATTGGAATAATTATTTCATCATATTTATCTGCATCTTTAATTTTTTTACCTTTTTTTAATCTTTTTTCATTATATTTTTTTCTAGTCCAAGATAAATAAGCATAAACAATAGAACCAGCAACTAATCCAAGAATTACAGGATTTGTAATAAATTCTTTTAACATTTATATATTTTAAATACAGATATTTTTTATTTTTCACTAAACATAGCTTTATAATAATCTTCTTTGTTTATATTACTTATTTTTTGTTCAACAATAGTTGGTTTTACTATATTAATTTTTGTATCAGATTGTTCTGGTTGATTTTCATGTTTTACTTCTTGTTTATTAATTTCAGGTGTGTTTGATATTTTTTTATTTGCATTATAAAAAGCACCACCTAATGAATTTAATTTTTCTTTATATTCGTCAGATGAATTTAATTGCTCTTGTTGCTCTTGTGAATTTATTAAAGATTCTTGATTTAATATTAATCCACCATCTTGATTATTAAGATTATTAAGTTGACCTATTAAATTATTTCTATCATCTAATTCTATATTCTCTTCTAAATTATTATTTTCTTCAATACCATTATCATTTGAATTAACTATACTACCACCATCATAATGATTTATAACTTCTTCTTTATCTAACATTGTTCTTATTTGTTGAACTGAATTCTCTTGAATATATTCATTTCTTAAATATTCAGTTAATATATCATTTAATGGAATTACTTTTAATATTGATTCTTTAATTGCATTTTTTATAATATCAATACATTGAGCATGATTTTTTTTAATTTCAAGTGATGGAAAATTATGCCAAAATAATTCTGGATTATTATAAAAATGTTTTGCACTTTCTATATAAATTTTATGTATAAAATCTTTAATATCAATTCTATCATGATATTTTTCTCTTACTAATATACATTCTTTACCAGAAGCATTATATGTTAATAAAATAATATAACTTTTAAATACTGCTCTTATTAATTTTTCAAATATATCAGCATTTTTACTTGTATCGCGTATTCTGATCATTTCTGCTTCTATTAAATTAATATTTAAACTTGGAATTCCTTTTAAAAAGTGTTGAAAAATTTTTAATACTCCTGGATTTGTTATTTTTTCATCTTCTAACATTGCTTTTTCATAATCTTTTTCAACTAATATTGCTTTATTATACATAGATTTAATACCTTCAAATACTAGAGGTGATAACATATTTAATAAAAAATCAGTATAAATATTTTTAATATCAACTATATTTTTCTCATAGTAGTGCATTAGATAATAATAATATAGATATTATTATCTAATTAAAATCTTAATTTCAATCTGCTCCACAGTTTCCACCTCTGCTAGCTAAAAAGTTATTTTCTTTTTTAGTCATACATACACAACCACTATCTTGCCAAGCATTATTACAACTATATTGAGAAGGTACAAAATCTCCTTTCATCTTATCTACGACAACATCTTCATCTAATTTAAAACCTTGAGGAGGATATTGAGGACTGCAGCAGGATTTACTGCACATAGCATAATTAAGACCAAACATACCATTACCGCCATCATCTAATTTATCTACTTCACCGAAGCTAGCACCCCAAGCAGGAGCTACTTCATCAGGTACACCTAAAAATTCAGAACCAGTAACAACACTACCAGTTAATCTATCATAGATAGGTGGTACTGTAATTTGTTGTTCATTGCTAGTAAATCTTTCAGCATTGGGATCAGATATTACATAATAGATAAGGGCTAATACCAATAATGCTAATAGTCCATAAACCATAATTCTTTGAGTTGATTCAGGCATTTAATATATTCTATATTAAGAAAAAGTTATTATTTTATATTTAATTATTAATATTAATATATTGGTAAATAAACTACATTTAATATCCAATTATTTTTATGTTTTATACGTGGATAATAATCTATTTGAATTAAATATTTATTTAATATTTTATTTATCATATTAATTGGTTCTAAATCTTGTGCAATTTTATTATAAAAAGTATTTGTTGAAAAATTAGTTCCATATTTATCTATATATTTTTCTTGTATTTTCATAAAATTATTATTAAATTCTTTAAACATAGCATCTTCATTAATATCTATTTTACTATGTTCTAAATTTATTTTTCTTATATTATATAATCCTTCACTTGTTACTACAATTGAACCACATATTTTTCCTGTATTGAATGAATCAATAAAGTGTAATATATCACCCATGCTTGGAAATTCATATAAAATTCCATAAGATGCTCGTCCACCTGGTTTAGGTGTAGGAGGATGTGTATGAAATATATATTCATATTCTTGATAATTTTTTAAATTAATTGGTAAGAAAATTTCATTATCTCCTTTATCAACTCTAGTTGTATTACCTGCTATAACTATTTTTTCTAAAATATTAACATTAAAATCTAATAATCCTGCATGTTCTGAATATCTTGTAATTAAATTATTATTTATATCAATATATTTTTTTGTATATCCGCCATGTTTTAATAAGGCATCTAATATTAATAATTGATTTTTATTTATTTTTATAAAATTTCTATCTTTTATCTTTGATTTTAAAATTACTTTATCATCTAATTTAAAAAAAAATATAATATCTTGAAATACTTCTTCTGGAATAAAATTATGTTTATCTATATAATGTATTAATCCATCTTCCCATATAAACTTTTTATATTGATATTGTCCTGATATTATATGTTTTTCTTCACATAAAATACAGTCTTTTTTTTCAGCATATTTTTTATATAAATAATTAATTTGATTATTTTCTTTTTCTTTTAGTAATAATTGAACTATAGATAATTTATCAATAAAAAAGTTTTTTTGTAACCATTCCATTTTATTTTTTTTTAATTCTCCAAATTTTTTTCCACGACTATCGTAACTATTATTTTCATCAAAAAATCCAATTAATTTATATTCTTTATTATTTCTAATTATAGTATTCATTATATAATCTATAATAATATTAATAAATATTAAGATTTAATAATTTTATTAATTTCATAATATATAGTTAAATTACCTATTGTATTTTTTATAATTCCTATATTATCTTCTTGTAGATTTTTAATTATATATTCTTCTATTTTAATAAAATTTATTTTTATATTATTATTTAATAAATCAGTAGGTGCTTTTATTTTTGATAAAAATTCATTTTCTATTAGAATCATATTATTAGCCCAAAGTATTTCTTTATTTGTCATTGAACAAATAATTTTAAATTTACACCATAAATTATTATTTAGAATAATATATTTTATTTGATTATTTGTATTAAAACTAATTTTATATTTATTAATTTTATCATATGTAAAATATTTATTACATTTTAAATTATATTCTTTTATAATTTTATTATTTAACATATAAAATAATATTAGATATTATTAAATAATGAATAATAATAGATATAAAATACTTGAAATCTCAACTGATTCAGATGAAATAAATCAAAATACTGAAAATAATAATGATAATACTGATAATGAGAACGATGATGAACATGATGATATAAATGATATAAATGATATTAATGATATTAATGATATTAATGATAATGTGTCATATTCTATAAATACTGACGATTTTTGCGATGACAAAATAAATAAATTTAAAAAATCAATAAATAAATACAAATTTAAATACAAACAAGATAATAAATATAATCATAAAAAAATACTTTGTCAAAATTTTATTACAAATGGCTATTGTTCATATAATACAAAATGTGTTTATGCTCATAATTTAAATGAACAAAAAATTTGTATTAAAAGAAAAAAAATATTTGATTTAATTAATTCATCTACTATTAATGAACAAGTTGATATGTCTATTTATAAAGAATTAAATTTATTTACACGTTTGTGTAATGATTGTATTACACATAAATGTTCTGGTGGATATAATTGTAAATTAGGTGCTCCATTAGAAAAATTTTTAATTTGTTATGATGATCTTAATTATGGTTGTTGTTCAATTGAAAATTGTACTAAAAATCACTTAACAAAAAAAGGATTAAAACCACAATATAATATAAATAATAATAAACCACAAATAAATAATATAAAAATGTTAATTCCTTTTTTAAATAATTTAGATATATTAAATACATTTTCTAATAAAGTTATAACAAATAATATTGATAGTTTAAATACTGATAATATAAGTACTGATAATATAAATAAAGATGATTTTGATTGTTTAGAATCTATATTTATAGATAAATATAAATTTATAGATATTGTGGATTAGTATTTGTATTTTAATTTAATTATTTATTAAATAAAAATTGATTTAATAAATAATAAAGATATAAAAAATAGTTATATTTAATAATTAAATAATGACAGATTCAGAAGATAAATATTATCCAGAAAGAATATCTGATTTAATTATTAATCCAAGTAAAATTAATAATTTTATATATTGGCTAGATAACTTTTATATAAATGCAAATAAATATAGAAATCAAAAAAGAAAAATTAAAGTAGCACTTAATATAGAAAAGATAGAATTAAATGATAATGGTGACATAACAGAGGAGTTAAATATTAGTAATAAAAAAAATAATTCATATGATAAAAATACTTTAATAGTTACAGGAGGACACGGTATTGGTAAAACAACATTTGTAAAAACAATATTACAAGAAAAAAACTATAATATAACAAGTATTAATCTTGAAAAAATTAATAAAATTAAAGATATTAATGAATATATTGAAAAATTATTAAAAGGTGTAAATATTTTTATGTTAATAAATAATAATCAAACTTCTAAAAGAGTTATTGTGATTGATAATATTGATATAATCTCATCTACTAGTGAAAAATTATTCATAACGCAATTAATAAAATTAAATCAAATTGGATGGTATTTACCAATAATATTTATCAGTAATAATAAACATAATAAAATTATTAATTTAATAAAAAAAACATCATATGAAATAGAATTATTTTGTCCAACTGTTCAAGATATCAATTTATTATTATATAAAATAGCTGAAAAAGAAAATATTAAATTTACAGATGAAAGTGTTTGTATAAAAATCATAATTAATTCTAATAAAGATATTAGAACTTTAATAAATCATATAATTTCTCTTAGTAGTATTTATAAAAATAAGATAATTGATAATAATATTGTAGATGAATATTTTATTACAAATAAAGAAAAAGATCATGATTTAGGTATTTTTGATGCTTCTAAAAAATTATTCTATGAAAATCAAAACATTGATGATATTATAAGAATTTTTGAAACAGAAAAAACAATTATTCCTCTAATGATACAACATCATTATATTAAATATTTAAAACAAAAAAATTTTAATAAAATTAAAGAAATTTCACAATCTTTATCAAAAGGTGATTTAATTGAAAATTATATTTATGAACATAATGTTTATGATATAAGAGATACACAAGCATATTTTCAATGTATATTTCCATCTTATCAATTAACTAAAACATTAAATCCACAAAAAATAAGTATAGAAAAATATAATTCATATTTTTCATTTCCATTAGATCTAAATAAAACATCTATAAAACATATAAATTATTCAAAAAATATAATTCCTTCTAATAAATATTTTAAAAATATGAATATAAATGATTATATAAATTTAGATAAGATTATAAAAGGTTTAATTAAAGTTGGTGATTATGAAGAATTAAATAATTTAATTGATAAATATAAATTAAATATTTCTGCAATTGAATCTGTTTTAAAAATAAATAAATTAAATGGTGAAAAGTTTGTTATCCCCAATAAAATTAAAAAATTAATTATAAAAAACTGTCCAAATATAATTGATATAGATAAGGAATAATTTTTTTAATATAAAAATAATAAATTTATTATTTTTATTAAGTTTTTACTGTAATTATTAAATAATATAAAAATAAAAATTTTATAAAATATATATATTATAGAATGGACAGTCGTACTTCTTCCAAGAATGCTACCAATGAAGGTGATGACCTTGAACTCTTCCTTAAACATGATATCCCTGTTGAACAAGTTAGATCTATTTTAAGACACAGAAAAATGAGTGAAGATAAAGTAGAAGCCACAATTCAAAAACTTATGGAAACTAAAGAAAGAGTAAAGAAATATGCAAGAAGATTTATTGATAAGATTGATCAACATTATGGTTTTCATGATATTCCTACAATTGTCAAAAAAGCCGCTAAATTTGCCGAAAAACATCAATTATCTTCTATTGAAAGAGATGTCATTGTTTCTATGGCAATGAAAGGTGATGTATATAACTCATATAATGTATTAAATGATCTTAAATACAGCGAAATGACTAAATTTATGGGTATTGAATCTCCTGCTGGTCAAGTTCTCAATATCCAAACTAAAGATTATGCTCCTCTTAATGATATAGTAAAACTCTTTGAAACTTCCAGAATATTACATACTGATATTAAAAACCAAATGGTTTTATACAGAGACTGTGCTGTTGAAGCTATTAATGGTAAATATGATAAAAATAGACATAATCTTAGCACACACATACACCCTGTAGTAGCTGCTCTTTTCTTACCTAAAGTTGAAGCTATAGAAAAGAAAATGTTATGTGCTAACTTAGGTAGAGTTGTAATCCAAAGAGCTCTCCCCTATATCAATAGACATGTTCAAATCCACGACAACATTCTTCCTGGTGAACTTGAAGCTGAATGGGAATTAACTGTTGATATCGTTTCTGATCCTAACTCTCTTGCTTACTTCAGTGATGATACTCCCATTACTAACATGCTCAAGAGATTCAAAATCCAAATTGAATTATGGAAAAATGTTCTTAACCTCAGACAAGGTAGATATTATTCTACAGGTTATGATGAAAATGATGGTGTTACAGGTTTATTAAGAGCTCTTACTCAATATGATTGGACATATTTTGATTCTCCTGATATGTTCCACATTCAAGATGAAGGCTCTGTTTTAAGAAAAATCTTAGGTGTTTTCTCTGTTAGACCTACATTCACACAAGTATCTTCTCTTGCTCAAAGATCTTTCATGGGTTATGCTAACTTCAGTGGTCTTAATAGAATTTCCTTCCTTAAAATTCCCGTCATTAACATCAGACTTCCCTCTGTAATGCAAGCTAATGCAGGATTACCCATGCCCCAAATATCTTTACAAAAATCTTTAAATCAATCTGACTTCTTCATTGAAAATAAATTATTTGTTCCCAAAAACAAGAGTGTTTTATTCAGCAGAAACTTAGTTTTCTTCTATGTTAACAGAAGACACCAAGGCATGAACATGGTTAACTTATCTATGAGATTCAGCTATACTAACATCCCTTACCAACTCTTCAATGTAAACCAAACAACAGTAAATGATTTACCTGTTGATTCTAGTTTAGATCTCTCTATTGGCAATGATAACTTCTCTCTTAGATCCGTTGTAACAGTATACAGACCTCCTCTTGCTGACAATGTATCTGTTGGTTCTTCCGCTGTTGTACTCAGATATGATGGTCCTGGCGTTATGTCTGATATTTTCTGCTATAACCCCTTACTTGCTAACCACCAAGTTGAACAACTCGATGGTTCTTACCGTGCCAATGATCCTGTTACCACACTTGAATTACATTCTACTCCTAAAGAAATGGGTTTCATTGAAATGGCTCGTTCATATGGTACAGTATTCATGTATACTCTTTAAATTGAAGTATAAATTGAAGTATAAATTGAAGTATACGAGATTTAAACTCTTTAAATTAATTAATTGAAACTTTTTAAATTAATTAAATTATTAATAATTAAATTTAATTATTAATAAAATGTTTTTAATTATTTATTTTAGTTAAGTATCTTTTTTAAATATAATTATTCTAAAAAATTATAAACACAATATCATATTGTTCTAGTTTATTTCAAAATAATATTTATTTAAAAATTATTTATTTACTTATTAAAAAGATAATAATTAATAATTAATATTATGACATTAATATATAATAAATATGTTGCTGATATATTAAATCCAGAATATTTTGATGATAATGATTTTAAACCTGATAAATATAAAACATTAATTGATTATTATGAAGAAATATCTACAGAAACAAAATTAAATATATTATTTAAAACATTAATGATGATAAGCATTATTTATCCAATATTATTCTTTTATTCCAGCTAAATGATCTAATTTTAATTTTAAATTATATTGAACATATAATAATGTTAAAGTAAATATAAAAGCAAATGTTGATTTTATATCTCTTTTTTCTTCAGTTATTATATCATTATTTTTATTTATAAAATAATCAAATATAGGTAATAAATATTGACTAAATATACTTCTTCCTAAAAATAAAATTATACCAAATATCATTAATTGTAATGCAATATCTAGCCATATTAAATATCTCTCCTTATTTTTATATTCTTCAACATTATATTTGATAAATATATGTTGATCTAAAAATATTCCTATAATAAATCCTAATAAACCAAATATTATAAATATTATAGATATTATTAATAATTTAATTATAAATATTTTTATATTCATATATATATATATACATATAAATGTTATCACAAAAAGAAATGTATAATATTCCTAAAGGTTTACTATTAATATTTTTAGCTATAAGCGGAAACTTTTTAGCACAAACATTAGGTTGTAGATTTCAAGAATTAATGAATGAAAATATGATAGTAAAATATATTTTAATTTTATTTATTATATATTTTACTGTTAATTATACATCATCATCTGAAACTTCACCTACTAAATTATTATTATTAACTGTATTTGTATGGCTATTTTTTATATTATTAGCTAGAACAAATATTTATTTTACTATAATTATTTTCATATTATTAATAACTTTATACACTATGAATAATTATATAGATTATTATAAAAATTTGATAGATAAAGAAAGTGATGAAAATAAAAAACAAGAATATAATAAAATAATAGATAATTTACATAAAGCATATTATGGTATAGAAATAACAACAATATCTTTATTAATCATTGGTTTTGTTATTTATTTTATACAAAAATATCTTGAATATAGAGGAAAAGAAGGTGGTTTTAATATTGGTACTTTTATTTTTGGAAAAGTAAGTTGTCGTAAATCGAATGATAAATAATTAATGTTACAAACTTTTATAAAAATATAATATTTTATTTTTATAAAAAAAAATTGATTTATAGTTATATTCAGAATATGGTTGTAGACAGCATGATTTTAAAAGAATATATGGCGAAATACACGAATTTAACTACGACTCTCGTTACCGTAACTTCAGAGTATATTGATGAATTTTTAACTAACTTCATTAATCGTTTTGATTATAAAAATATTAATAAAGAACTATTAGTAAATAATATATTAAAAGGTTTACCAAATCAAGTAAATCTTAATACTTTTTATAATTTTGTTGCTGACCAATGTGTAGTTAATACAAGTACAGATCCTCAATATAATCATCTTGCTTCAAATATTCTTGTTGATAGACTTCATCAAGCTACACCTAATACTATTTTAGAAGTTACTAATATATTATATAATAATCTTGATACTAAAGGTGACAAATTTCCATTACTTTCTGATAATTATTATAATTTAATTATCAAATATAGTAATGAATTAGAATCTATGATTGATTATAATCGTGATTATAATTATGATTATTTTGGTATAAGAACTCTCGAAAGATCTTATTTAATGAAAGTTAGAAAATATAATAGAACATGGCGTAAAGTAACTAGTGAAGATATTATTATTGAAAGACCATCCCATATGTTTATGCGTGTTGCTCTATTTATCCATCAAAATGATTTAAATGCTGTTAAAGAAACTTATGATCTATTAATGAATAGATATTTTACACATGCAACACCTACACTTTTTAATGCAGGAACACGTAAACCACAATTATCTTCTTGTTATCTAATTGCCGTTGAAGATAATATGGATTCTATTTCAGAAACACTTGGAGATATTATGAAAATTTCTAAGTGGGCTGGTGGTATTGGTGTTCATACTAGTAGTATTCGTTCAGAAGGTTCGGTTATTAGAGGAACTAATGGAATAAGTGATGGTGTTATTCCACTTTGTAAAGGTTTAAATTGGATATCTACTTATGTTAATCAAGGTGGTAAAAGAAAAGGTAGTATTGCTGTTTATAAAGAAATGTGGCATCCTGATATTTTAGATTTTATTCAATTAAGAAAAAATACTGGCATTGAAGAACGTAGATGTCGTGATTTATTCTTGGCATTATGGATTAGTGATCTTTTTATGGAACGTGTTGAAAAAGATCTTATGTGGTCTTTTATGTGTCCAGATGAATGTCCTGGATTGAATCTAGTTTATGGTGAAGAATTTAATAAATTATATGAAAGGTATGAAAATAAAAAATTATATGTATCACGTATATCTGCTCGTGAAATATTCAAAGAATTATTAATATCTCAATGTGAAACTGGATTTCCATATATGTGCTATAAAGATAATGCTAATCGTAAATCTAATCAATCTAATCTTGGAACTATACGTAGCTCGAATTTATGCAGTGAAATAATGGAATACTCTGATGAAAAGGAAACAGCAGTATGTAATCTAGTATCTATCTGTTTACCAGCTTATATTAAATATGATTCTAATAATAAACCATATTATGATTACAATAAATTAATGGAAGTTTGTAGAATTAGTGTTAGAAATCTTAATAAAGTTATTGATTTAAATTATTATCCTACTGAAAAAACAAAAGTATCTAATATGCGACATAGACCAATTGGAATTGGTGTACAAGGACTCTCCGACGTTTATAACATCATGAAATATCCATGGGACAGCGAAGAATCCTATAATTTAAATAAACAAATATTTGAACACATGTATTATGCATGTATAAGTGAAAGTTGTGAATTAGCTAAAATATATGGAAAATATGAAAGTTTTGATAATTCTCCTTTTTCACGTGGTCAGTTACAATGGCATATGTGGGGAGTTAATAGAAATGATTTATCTAAAGATTTAGATTGGGATAATTTAATTGAAGATGTTAAAACATATGGTACAAGAAATAGTTTATTAACTGCTCTTATGCCAACTGCTTCTACTGCTCAAATTATGGGTAACTATGAAGGATTTGAACCATATCGTAAAATGTTATTCGTTAGAACAACTCTTGCAGGTGAATTTATAGTATTTAATGAATATTTAATTAAAGACCTTAAAGAATTAGGATTATGGAATGATGATATGAGAAAATTAATTATTATTAATGATGGTTCTATTCAAGATATTTCTGAGATACCTGAAAATATTAAGAATATTTATAAAACCGCTTTTGAAATACCTCTTAAAACTATTATTAAACAATCTATTGAAAGAGCTCCTTTTATTGATCAAAGTCAAAGTCTAAATTTATTCTTAAATAAGCCAGACTTTAAATTGCTAGCAAGTGCACACTTTTATGGTTGGAAAGGTGGACTTAAGACTGGTATGTATTATTTACATTCAAATCCTGCAGTAAATCCAATTAATTTTGGTATTGATATAGATGATATCAAGAGATTAAAGAAAATTAGTTCATTAAATGATATTATTGGTTATGGATTAGATAAAACTAAAGAAAGTCGTGAAGATAAAAGAGTAGATACTTCGCCAGGAATATCTCCTGAAGCGTCACCTAATAACTCAACGTCTAGTTCTCCTGTTATGATGTGTAAATGGATTCCTGGTAGAAAAGTTGAAGGTTGTGAAATGTGTAGTAGTTAAAATATTTTTTTATTAATTTATTTGAAATTAAATTATTTCAAATAAACAAATCATAATAAAATCATGCATCACAAATGTCCATGAACTCACGACGTCGTGTCTTCAAATCACCCTTCAAATTGCGACGCTCACGTGTGTAACGGACACACTTGTCAGGCACGAGTGTGTATGTCTCGCCCAAAGAACGAGGCACCTCAACAACATACGTGAGTGTCTCCTCTGTGTCCAGCTTCTCAATAGAAGTACTCTTCGCGAAAGGTGTCACGACAATCTTCTCAAAAGATCCAACATGAGTCAATGGAACAATCCGAAGCTCCTTGACTGTTAGAGGCTCATCAAAAACAATCTTGGTAGCATCGTGATCAGAATCATTGCCATCAAAAATACCCAACTCAATCCACTGACCATCAGAATCAGTAGAACGAAAGAATAGCTTGAACTTGCTGATGTAGCCAGGCTCATTTACCAGGCACTGAATGAACTTACGATCAGTGGTGCGCTGAGAACGACGATTCACATCCTCGTAAACATACTCAAACTTCATCGGCTCCGGCTGGAGAACCAAACCATCGAGAATAGTATCCTTGGAAAAGTTCAGCGTAATTGCGATGCCAGCAGTAATGTGATACCGCACACTCTTCTCATCAGGTGAAAGCTGCTCCGCGTCAGATGGCTTGTGAATCACGATTGGCACATAGATCGCGCCAATCCGCTTGTAAACAGAATTGACTGAATACTGGTTACCATTAATTCTAATGAACTTGCCACGATGATCCTGAATCTTCTTCTGGTTCTCATAATACTTCCAAGACCGAATACGACGACTCTTCTGCTGAGTCATCTTGTTCTTCTTCATCATCAGAGGCTTCTCACATGCAATCGGGTCATAGATATCATAAACACAAAGTGATGACAAATCAAGATGATCTGTCACGGGCAGCGTGTAATGAATCATATCAGTTCCAAAATGATTGCCATAAGCAGAATAAGCATCACGAGTATTCTTAAGATAAGAAATAGTCTTCTTGGAAATACAATTCTCCTCAAGAGAATCAATCAACTTGTCATACATACCATGTTTCCGTGCAGAAAAAGAGTTAAAGTTAGCAGCAGCAAACATCTTGCCAATAGTGATATAGGCATCTGCCTTAGTGATGGGAATGCCAACATTGGTTGGTACACGTTTGCAATAAACCACAGTATCGCCAGTATGAATATACTTCCCATTGTACCGCTTGCGAAGTGTCTTGTTAGAAGGCTTGACAAAAACATCATCGCAAGGAATAGCATCAATTCTATCAAAAGAAGAGATCATGTCGGAAGACATAGTATAAAACTATAGACATATTACTTAATAGGCTATTTGAAATTTCAATTTTTATATTATATTTAAAAAAATTGATAAAATAATTAAATACTTATAATTAATAAAGTATTATTATTAATTATAAAATGACAGATATAGATAATATATATTTAATAGCTTGTAAAAATAATTACAATAATATTATTGATAATATTAATCTAACAGATATTAATGAATATACTATTAATAAATCTCTTAAATATTTAGTTAAAAATACTAATATTAATATACTTGATAGATTATATGCTTATAATATATTAAATTTAGATGTTCTATTATATATAGTTATTGATAATAATAATTTAGAAGTATTAGAATGGATACATAATAATTATGATATTAATAAATATATCGATAATTTAATACATTATATTATTAGTAATAAAAAATATAATATACTAGATTGGTTTCATAATAATAATTTTAATATTAAAAATTATAAATACTATATATTGGATGCTTGTAATAGTTTAGATTTTAGTATATTATATTGGTTTAGAGATAATGAGTATTTAGATAAATTTTATGATAAAGTTATGAAAAATAAAGATTGGATTAGTGAATATAAATTAAATTATCATGCCAAAGCTATAATAGATTGGTTTTATGATAATTATAAATATTGATTATTTTATTTATTAATTTAATTAGCTTCTTCTAATTTTTTATTAACATAAATTTCATAAATCATTCTATATAATTCTTCAGTTATTTCATAATTTTTAAGATCTTTTTCAAGAGCTATTTTTAATAATTTATCTATAGTTTTTATATCTATATTTATATCATCTTCTGATATTTTTTCAGTTGCTGCATATTTTTTTGTCCATTTTAATATTTCTTGATATCTTAAATTAATAGTTTCGATATCTTCATAATAGTTTTTTAAATAAACACCTGCACTTATACAACCTAATGCAAATATTAATGGTAACATTTTACTATTATAATAATCATTATATTTTTTTAATATTGTATTTAATATAAAATAAATTAGATTAATAAATATAAATAAATCTTAATAATAAATATAAATAAATATTATATGATTCCAAATATAATAGAATTATTAAATAAAAATAAATTTGATCAATTAAAAGATAAATTATTAAGATTAGATAAAATAAATGATTATTTATTACAAGACAATAATTTTATACATATATGTGCAATAAGAGGTGTACCAGAATTATTAAATTATATTCAAGATAAAAAAATAGATAAATATAAAAGTAATCGTATTGGTGAAAATATATTACATTTATTGTTAAAAAATGGATGGGATGAATTAGCAATAAATTTAATAAAAAAAGATGATAAATTTTTAGATTACACAAATATGTTATTTCAATATCCAATAAATTATTGTATAGATAGATTAGATACTTTTAATTTTATAATAGATATAATTTATAAAAAATACCCATATCAAATAAATATAGTTGATACACGAAACAAAAATATAATATCATATATCTTAGATAAAATAAAAAATAATAAAGATGATGAATACTTTAAAATAATTAAAAATATATCAGAAAAAATAGATTTTAATTTGCCAGAAGAACATCCAATATTAATTCAAGCAATATTAAAAAAATTATTATTATTGAGTAATTATTTAATAGATAATAATTATGGTATAAATATAAGTAATAAACTTCAATTATATCCAATACATGCAATTATTGAAACATATGAATATGATTTATTACAAAAAATATTAAATAATAAAAATTTTGATAAAAAAATATTAAACACAGGTGGATTAAGAAATGAATTTTTACCATTAATATTATGTTTAAAAAGTTTATTAAAATTTAAAAAAGATAAAAATAAAACTTTATTGATTACAAGGATTATTAAATTATTATTAAAACATATAGATAATTTTAATGTTATTGACGAAAATCGCAATAATTATGCTCATTACATTGTTAATTTAATAGAAATAAAACATATTAAAATTGATAAAAAAATAGTTGAAAAAATATTAAAAAAATCTAATTTAAATTCTAAAAATATAATTGGAATTACTGCAAATAATATTCAAAGAAATAAAATTTCAGATAAATGTATTTTATCTAAAAATAATATTATTGTCTTTCCAGAAATTAATAAAAATAAATCTTCTGGATTATTTGTATCTGATATATTACACAATATGATTTATACTATTTATTTATTAAATAAATATAATGATTTAACAATACCCATTATTACTAAAGATCTTAGTTATAAAGAAAATATATTAAAAAAATTAAATATGCAGGAAATTAATTATTGTTTAGAATATAATATTATGAGAGATATATTATTATTTGGATATGATGTTTTTTATAATATGATGTCATATATTATTTTATGGAAAGACAAACATCTATATTGGATGGATGAAAATTTAGAAGAATCATTAAATATTTGTTTAAAAAATAAAAATCATAGATATATATTAATAAAAGTTACAATATTAACGAAGAATAATACTTTACATGCTAATATTATATTATTTGATAAACACAATAATTCTTTTAGAAGATTTGAACCATATGGTAATTTAATAATTACTGATGAATTAGTTTTAGATAAAAAAATTATGGATATATTTAATAAATTAACACATAAAAAGATTAAATATTATAAACCGTCAGATTATCTAGAAGAAGGTCGGTTTCAATCTATCAGTAATGATGGTTCAAGTGAAGTTAGAAAAGTGGGAGATCCTATGGGTTTTTGTTTAGCTTGGTGTTTTTGGTATGTTGAAATTAGAGTTAAAAATCCTAATTTAGAAGAAAAAGAATTGATAAAATTAGCTGCAGAAAAAATATTTTCAAATTATTGTAATTCAACAACACCATATAATGATTTTATACGAGATTATGGACGTATGTTAAATAATCAAAAAGATTTATATTTTAATAAGTTCGATATAAATAAAAATAATTTTTATGATGTAATCTATAAAAATGATACTCTTGATAAAATATCATTTAATATATTAAATGAATTAGAAGAATTAAAGTTATTATAAATAATAATTTAATAATAAATATTTATTATCTTTTTTCTGGATACTAACTCGTATACTTCGTTATTTAGCAAAAAAGATAATTTAATAATATTTATTATTAAATTCTTTTTTCTGGATACACATACTCTAAACCTAATAAATCAAATATTTCTTTTTCAGAATTTACTTTAAAACTTTTATTACCTTTATATAAACCATATTCATTTAATTTATAACCGTGAGATATTGCAACCATTCTCATATTTCTATTAAAATCTTTATTTCCGGTAAAATATAATAGAGCATAATAATAAGATTCATAGGGGATATACCTAATATCGATTCTACCTATAATATTATTATATTTAAAGATGCCCATAAATTTAGTTTTAACATCTTCACCTGTTAGAGATTCAATTAAAAATCCCATATTTTGAAGTTTTAAGAGAAAATTTTTAAAATAAATAGTATATTTTTCTGTCATTTTTTTTGTTGTTAATCTAGGATCAGTTATAATAAAATCTATATCTCCAACAAATTTTTTTTGTCTTCTATAAGATCCACATATAGTTCCAAATAATTCTGGATCTATTAATAAAAGAGTATCTAATAATAAATCATGTATTTTATCTATTACTTTTCTATCAATATTAGTGTTAATTTTACCAACATATTTTAATCCTTTTTTTATAACATCAGATACTTCTATTTCTTTATTATGTATTTTCTTTTTAAGTTCATCAATTGATTTTATATTATAATTTTTTAGTAAATTATAAGCAGTCTTCTTACCAACACCATAAGTTTCTTCTAAATCAGCTATTATTTTTAAAAAAGTTTCATCTTTACTAGTTATTTTAATTTCTTTTAATTTGCCAGTTTCTATTATTTCTTTAATTCTTCTAATAGTTCCTTCGCCAATACCTTTAATATTTTTTATTTGATTAATAGTAATATCAATAGATTTTATATTTGATATTATTTTAGTTGCAGTTTCAATTGATTTTAATCTAAACATATTTTTAATTTGTTCTTTTTCACTAGTATTACCTTTGTGTACTTCAGGTAATAGTGTATTACCTTTGTGTACTTCAGGTAATAGTGTATTACCTTTGTGTACTTCAGGTAATAGTGTATTATCTATATCCATTTTTATTTGTTTTATTAATTGTTTAAAAATATTTATTACAATATCTTTTTTAATTTTATAATTATATATGTTGCAATTTTTTTTCTTCATATATATATATATGGATTATTATAAACATAAATATTTAAAATATAAAAATAAATATATAAATTTAAGGATGGGATCTGAATTAATAGGTTCAGCAGTATGTCATTATTCTGCTTTACATCAACATACAGGAGAATGCTGGAGTGATAGTTTACAGTCTATGTTGATTTATAGTGATACATTTAATGATAAAATACAAGAAATATTAATAAAATTATCAACTGATGAAAAAATAAGTGAGTATGTTATTAATGTAATTAAAAAAAAACAAAATGATGGATTACCTTTAAATTATGATGTTAGCAATACTGCAGATTATGATCATTTCTTATTGCATTCTACAAATTTAATAAAATTTTATCGTGATAGATTTCTTAATAGAATTGAGTTAGATTCAACTTCTTTAAATATGGAAAGACCAATACGCCTAATAAGTAACCCATCATTTACTTTAGCTTGTGAAAGATTTTCATTGTCTTTAATTAGATATAAACGACATATTAAAACAGATTCATCTATAAAAGGTGCTCGAAAATTTGAACAGATATATATGTTAAAATTATTCAATTATTTATTTTTAGACAACGATGTTATGATATCATATTCAAGAAAATATTTAAACTACGATAAAGTAAAATTAAATGAAATAGAATTAAGTAAAGTAAATTCAATACTAATAAGTACTACCAACCACGCAATGTCTGTAATTACATGTGGTGGAGAACAATATTTTTTTAATGATAATTTACGTCCAACTATGCATAAATATGATTGGAAATCTAATTTTACTAAAAATGATTTAAATGAATTATATCTTGCAATAAATAGTAAGTTAACTTTTGATAAAAGAGAATCTAATAATGATAAAATCATGGTACTAACTTTAATACAAGAAAAAAATATTACAGAAATAAATGACGAAGATGAAAATAATGAAATAGAATTTAATAATATAATGTTAATATATCATGATTTAGATATTGAAACCCCTAGAATTAAACCATTTATTGACAAATTTATATTTATATTAAAAAATAATACGGATAAAATTTATTCTAAATTAATAGGAACTAAATATCCTGGTTCAATAATATTATTTTTAGCAATAACTAATCAAAAATTATTTTCATATTGTTTAGAAAATGAATTATGTAATATCAATAATTTAGTGTTTGACCCTAAATATTCTAATTCTAAAACAACTGTTTTTGAAAATTTATTATTGTATAAATCGAGTAGATCGTATGGATATATTAATTATTTAGTAAAATATGGTGCTAAATTATATGAATCTAAATCTAATCCAACAATATTTTTAATGGCACAATATGATTATGAACCAGAACTTTTTGATAAAATATTATCTATAAATGAAACAGTTGATACTATTTTTTTACAAAATACAAAAAAACAAATATTATTAGAATATATTATTATATTAAATAAACCAATAACAATATTAAATGTAGTAATTAATCATATGTTAAAATATATTGATATAATTAAAGTTCCAACTATTAAATATTATAGTTTAATATTACAATCTTTTATAACATCAATTATGTTAAATAAAATAGATGTACTTGAATTATTATTTGATAAATTTAACTTTATAAATATAAATGCTGTTGTAGATAGTAAAAATTTTTTAATTTATAGCATACTAAAAAACTCTAATATTGATACTATTAAATATTTAATAACTAAAGGAATTAATATTAACTATAAAGATGATACTAATCATTCGGCTTTAGATTACGCTATTAAAAAAAAAATGAGTTACGCTATTAAAAATAAAATGAGTGAAGAAATTATATTATTACTTACTCCTAAATAATAAAAAATGAATATTATTATATTTAATATATTAACACAATATATTAAGTATTATTATGGACTTTCCAGGATTAAGTGGTATTGCTAATCTAGGTAATACTTGTTATATGAATTCTGTATTACAGTGTTTATCAGCAACTGATATATTAAATCATTATATTCGTAATATTTATTTTAAAGATCATCTTCGTGAAGGTATTAAGAGATTATATATTGAAAAACTTAAAAAGAAAAATAAAATTATTGAATTACAACATAATATTATTAAAAGTAAGTTTAAAGATAGTATAACTTATAGACTTTACCAATTAATTATTATTATGTGGAAATGTAGATCTTCATTAACACCTAAATACTTTAAATCATCTGTTGATATGCATTTTAAAACATTTAAAGGATTTAATCAACATGACGCACAAGAATTTTTAAATTCTGTTTTAGATAGAATTCATGATGAATTAAAAACAAATATAATTGTTGATAAATATAATTTAAATAATGAATTTACAAATTATGTTCAAATAAAATTACAATTATTTACTGTTTTACAAGAAAATGGTGATAATATGTCTGATGAACAAAAACAACAAATAAATGATGAGTTAAATTATTTAATAAAAGAGAATATTAATAAAGAAGTATATTTAAATGGTATTGAACATAAAATTAAATTTTTAGAAAAAAATAAACATTCTATTATATCAGAACTTTTTATGGGAATGTATATGAGTCAAGTTGTTTGTACAAATTGTAAGCATATTAGTATAACATATGAACCATTTAATATGTTAACGCTTGAAATTTGTAATTCAGAGATGGTTATGTTTAATACATTACAAGAATGTATTGATAACTTTTTAAAACCAGAGGAAGTTGAATATTCTTGTGAAAAATGTAAAAAAAAATCAAAGGCCCAAAAAAAAATTAGTATATTTAATATGCCTGAAAAATTAATCATACATTTTAAACGATTTAAATTCATTAATGGACGTTCTGCGAAAATTAATAGTATTATTGATTTTCCATTTGAAAATGTATATTTCCACGAATTTCAAGATATATGTGGACAAGAAAAATGTCCATATGAGTTATATGGCGTAGTTCATCATAGTGGTGGAACAGGTGGGGGACATTATATTGCAACTACACGCAATACACTTAACTTTAAATGGTATGAATTTAATGATTCACAAGTAAGTTTAATAACTAATCCAAAAAGTATTATAGATAGAACCGCTTATATTTTATTCTATCAAAAGAAAAGAATAAATGAACCATTATATCAAGAAAATGAATTAATAAAAGAAAATGATAATATTATGAATTGTGAATTAGATGAAATAACTATTAATAGTAGTGGTGAAGAAATAGATAGTGATAGTGATTTTGATAGTTTACGATAATTTAATTTATTATTCTATCAACACTTTCAATAGCTCCTTCAACCCAACCTTGTCTTAAAGATAATATTTCACCTACAACTTGAATATTATCAGCTGGATTACTTAATTTATTTAAAAACTCTTTTATATCCTTACCGTTCATAGGATAAAAATAATGAACACCTTCTTCCCAGTATTTAATTAGTATATCATCTATTTTATTAATATCAGGTTGAACTTCTTGAAGATATTTATAAACTATTTTTATTAATTTATTTTTATTAATAATATTATAGTTTTTATCAAGATATTTTTTCCAATATAAAGCTTTTTCGCCATCACTATAGCTCGCCATAATTGTTTTATCTGTTATAAGTACTATTTTTTGTAATGGATTACTATTTGCTAATATAGTGTATCTATCTTTATTATAATTATGACCATTCTTATGATATGTATAAATTCTAACAAATGGAACACTATCAATATATTTTGAATAATCTAAATTTATTAAATTTTTTGTTAATTTTATTAATGGTTTTAAAGTTAATGCAAATATTATTTTTTTACTACAATAATCATTATTAATTATAAATAAGTTATTTTTATTATTTATATTTTTAACTTCATAGTTTATTTTCATATAAGATTTATTTAATTTAATATTATTAATTAATTTATTTACTAATTCAGTCCAACTTAAAAAAATAATATTATATGAAGTAAAACTATTATCTGATATAGGATAATATTTTATATGATAGTCTACATCACTTCCTAAAAAATCATTATATTCACAATGTAAAAAATAATTATCTACATATTTTTTATCAAAATATTTATACATAAAATCTTTAAAAGTTAAATGATTATATTTTATTTTTAATTTTTGTAATTCTATAATTTTTTGTTTTATTTTTCTAATAAAACTATTATGATATTGTTTATTATAATATTCAGAGTTATTAATTAAACCAATATCACCTTTTGCAACATTATATTTTATTTTTAATTCATCAAGTAATTTTAATAAATGTTTATTATTTTTAGCTGCAATACCAGCTCCTAATTTGATTATATCATTATGAAATTTAACTTCTTCTGCTCTTCCACCTAAAAAATTATTTTTTTCTAAAACTAATATTTTAAATTTTTTTGATAATATATAAGCTGCATATAATCCACTTATGCCACCACCTATTATTATATAATCATAAATATTAATGTTTTCTTTATTCATATAAATATAATAAATAAAATTTATAATTTTAATAATATTTTTTGTTCATTAGTTAATTTATTTTCTTTATACAATTTGTCTATTAATAATTTTACATCTTTAAAATTAAAAGAACATTTTTCTTTGAATAGAGTTGGTTTAATATAAATAGTATTCATATTAATATCATCATCCTCTGTTATTTTTGGAATAATATATTCATCAATGAAATCATTTGGTAGATCATTATAATTTAATAAAGTTTTAATATCAATAATATTAATTAAATATTTGATTTCATCTATCGTTAAACAAGAATGTTGAACAAGAATATCAATTAAGTAATAAATAGTGTCAAAATTTATATCAATATATTTAATGTAATCCATTTAATTTATTATTTTATAATATTTTATTTAATAATATATTTATCAATTTTTTAATTAAGCATATAATAAAAAATATTTTTAAGATTATAATTATATGAGTATACATTCAGCATCAAAAAAAGGACTTAGAAATCAAAATGAAGATAAGCATGTGATATTTTTAAATATAAATAATGAAAATCCAGAAAAACAACCAATTAATTTATATGCAGTATTTGATGGTCATGGTGGAAAATATATATCGAAATTTGTGAGTGAATATTTGCCAGAAAAGTTTTTAACACAAGAATTAGAATATCCACTAAACGGTAAAACAATTAATAGAATATATAAAAATATAAATCAGGAATTAATTAATAATCATAAAAAATCAGCAACACATTGTGGATCTACTGGATTAGTTGTTTTAGAATACAAATATAATAATAGTAAGTATGTTGATATTATTAATACAGGTGATTCTAGATGTGTTATTTGTACTGATAATATTGCAAATGTTAAAACCAAAGATCACAAACCAAACTTTCCTGAAGAAAGAGAAAGAATTAAAAGTTTAGGTGGGAAAGTATATTATGATGGTTATGATTGGAGAGTTAAAGATTTATCTGTTTCAAGAGCATTTGGTGATTTAGATGCAGCTCCATTTGTAACAAATAAACCAGATATTTATAGACATAAAATTAGAAAAAATGATAAATTTATGATATTAGCTTGTGACGGATTATGGGATGTTATTGACAATCAAGAAGCTATAAATATAGTTTTAAATGAATATTATGATATAAAAACAGGTAAAAAATTAAATGTTAAAAAAAATGTTGCAAAACAATTAGCAGAAACCGCTATTCAAAAAGGTTCAACTGATAATGTTACTGTCTTGGTTGTATTTTTTGATTAATAAAATTTTTATTATAATATATATTTATAATAATAATGATTCAAAATAGAAATTTACATATAATTATAACTACTGCAGATGGTATTGCAGTGTTTTATAATTTTAATTTACCTGCTGAATTAGATAATATACAGATTAATGAGTCTAAAGTTTATATGAATGATATAATAAATAGTAATAATGAGAATATTATAGGTAAATTTGATTCAACTGGTATTGTTAATATAATTTTTACTTTTAAAGATGGTACTAGTAAAAATTATTATGGATTACCAATATATGGTATAGAAATAAAAAAGAATATGGATAATACTAATAATATTAAAACTGATTTATTAGATTATTTAGATAAACTTTCATTAAAAAAACCTATTATTACATCTACATCAGCAGAAACAAAAAGTAGTTATGAAGCACATGACTATAATAATCCATTATTAAATTTATTTAATAATTTAGAAAAAATGTTAAATTCATATACAGATGTTATAGATAAATTATTAATTAGTTATAATAAAACAGATTGTAAAAATAAAAATCAAGATATACAAAATGATTTAATTAATATTAAAAATTTATTAAAAAATCAAGATTTATTAAATTATATTTCAAATTCAAAAACTGATTCTGTTAATATTTCAACCAGATATAGTAATAATGCAACAATTTATAATCAAAAAGAAATAGTTGATAGTATATTAAATTTTATATATCAAAATAATACAAATCAAATTACTCCAATATTTAATATATTAGATAATATTAGTAAACTTTTAGATAAATTAATAAAAGTTGATGACGCAAGTTTATTATGTATTATAGAAGCATTACAAATAAATGCAGAACTACACTATAGTAAAAATAATAATATAGTTAATGATAATACATTTAAAGAAAATATGCGTACTGAAATTAAAAATAAGTGTGAAGATGAAGAATTTACAAATTATAAAGGTGTAGATATAAAAGCAGTTCAAATACAAAAACTAATAATTTTATCATTGAATACAATATTATTTAGTTTATTTTCATTTGATGATTATCAATTAGAAGCAATCGAAATTATAAGTGATTTTATAGTAAAATTATTAACTATATTTAAAAAAGGATTATTATTTGCTGTTAAAATGTCAAATTATATTGATAAAGAATTTTGTAAAGAAAATAAGTTTACACCAATGATATATAATCATTATAGATATTTTATGCATGCGCATAAAGAATTCTATGCTTATGTGACTGTTTTAAATAATTTAAAAATAAAAACAAAGAAAATTGGAGAAGAAGATGAAAATGATAGATATATTGATAATTTAATAACACAATCTGGTATAAATAAAAATGATCTTAAAATAAGTTTAAATGATTCTAAAAAAAATAAAAAACCTTTATTATTTAGTGTAAATTCATCAGAACATTTTAATCATGAGTCTTCTTCTAATAATAATATATTTATAATAATAGTAATTGTTCTAGTTATTGCAATTGTTTATTTATTATACAAACGTTATACAAATAAACAATATATAAATAAAGATATTAAGTACTAAATAATTTTTGTTTATAAGTATGACACATGTCAATTACCATATTCGATAATGAATTAGCTGATTCTATTTCATTTATTAGTGTTATTTCTATATCTTTACATTTCATACCATTCATTAATTTTGAATTTAATTTATTTTCAACATTATGCCAATTTAAAAATCCTTCATCGCAAATAAATTTAAAATATATATGTAATATATTTTTATTTGATCTAAAAATATTATAAATTTTTATAAATAAATTTTTAAATTCTTCATAATATATACTATGTATTCCTCCTAAAAAATCTATTATATCATTTGTTACTTTTATTTCAGGTATATCAAAAAAACTTGATGCTAATGGATTATCCATTATATAACCATAATCTATATGAAATATTTGTCCTTTTTTATTTATCATTATATTATCCAAATGTCTATCACCTAAACCAATAATATAACTTATACAACTTGATATTGCTAAACTTTGAACAAAAGTCATTTTAATATTATCAAGTGTTGAATTAATATTTAAATTTAATATATAATTTTGTAACGTAAATCCATTTGCATTTATTAATCTTAAAGTAATACTATCTTCAATAAATTCTATAAGAGCTATATTACAAGATAACATAATAATTTGATATGTTGGAACTGGATCAAAATTATTTAATTCATTTTGATATTTATATACTGTTAATTTATATTGTAATGTATCTATTAAACATGATATTAATTGTTCTTTACGAAGTGCATTATCATTCTTAATAATAAATTTAATTGTTTTAAAATTCTTTGTATTTTCATTATATATATCTGCTTCTATTAATATTGGTTTTGTATAACTATTAATTATACTTATTTTATTTATTTTATTAATAACATATGATGGATTAAATGGATAAATAAATGGAAATTTTAAAACTGGTTCATTCGGATTTTTTAATATATTAAATATATTTTCTTTCATTAGAATTAAATCATCTATTATTTTTTGACCTACTTTATTTTGAATATATTTTATTAAGGCAGATAAAAAACAATTTGTTCCTATGTCTTCATTACTATATTTATTTAATTTATCCTCTATATAAAATTTTTCTAATATTAATAAGCTAACTAATTTTATAATATATTCATTATTTTCTTGATATTTATTATTATTATAAATTAATACATCAAATAATTTAGTATTATATTCTTCATCTAAATTAATATATTCATTATTAAATAATTCAATATATATTCTATATAATATTGGTATGAATATATAATTTTTTCTTATTGAACGTTTCATTAATAAAATAGTTAATATCAATATTATATTTTTATTATATTTATTGTTCCAAAAATCATTATCTGTTAATATATTATTAGTTAAATATTTTAATATTGATATAATATCATCAAAATCTAATTTTTTAATACATCTTCTTGTACATAAAATATACCAACAATTTACTGATTTATATTTATCTTTTAATTCTTTCTCATTTAAACTTAATAAATCTTCAAAAACATTATTTAACCATATTAATCTATCTAATTTATTTGTTTTTTTTGTATAATAATAAATTGATTTTATTAAAATACTAAACCATATATTATGAAATATTAAATAATTTTTAGTATCATAAATTATTCTTATTTCCCATTCATCAAAATCATCATAAATATTCTTGTATTGTATATCTCTAAATTTAACTAAATAATGTTGAGCTGCAATATAATAATTTCTACTTACACACGTTATATTACATAATGTTATTAAGTCTAAATAATAAAATATTTGTATTAATGGATTTATTTCTTTTAAAGTTATTATTTTTTTTTCACAATCAATACAAACTAAATCTTTATTTTTATTAAGTAACCATCTATATGAATTTGTTAAACTTGCCTTATATGAATTATCTTGTTGTGGTTTTTTAATTAAATCACTTGGTATCTCAATATATTTGTCACAACATTTATAACAATAAACTCCACCACAAGATCTACAATGATGTTTACGTAATAAAAAACCAAAAGTATTATTACATTTTTGACAATTATATATCATTTTTGAATCTACCCATTTATCATTTATTTTTGGTATTATTTTTCTTATCTGTGTTTCAGGTGATGTACTTAATCTAATTTTATCTTCTGCATATATTGAATAATTTAATTCATTTTGAGTTATATCTGATTGAATATTTATTTGTTTTTTAATATGATTACTTCTATAATCTAAGTTATTTTGATTATTTAAATTCATTATTGGTGCTAATAATATTCCATTTGTATAAGGTTGATATAACATATTAAATGATCTATTTCTATGTATTGCTGAAAATTTATTCGTTAAATTCATAATATCTACATCTGAATATGATGTTTTTAATTGATTATTTGATACATCTATATTTTTGTCACTTATATTATTAGTTGATGTTATTTTCTTCATATATTATTATTAGTAAATTAATATTAAGTATCAACTATACTTAAAATATATATGTGATTATATTCTTATTTTAGAATGGACTTAAAAACTAATTATTGTATCGGTATAGATTTAGGTACAACATATTCTTGTCTAGGTATATATAGAAATGGAACGGTTGAAATTATTGCAAATGAACATGGTAATAGAACTATACCATCTTATGTTAGTTTCACAGATGAAGAAAGATATATTGGGGAAGATGCTAAAAATATGGCAAGTCAAAATCCATTAAATACAGTTTATGATGCAAAAAGATTAATTGGTCGTAAATTTACAAATGAAACAGTTCAAAATGATATCAGACAATTTTCATTTAATGTTGAATCGGATAATCAAGACCGTCCGATTATTAGTGTTGATTATTTAAATAGTAATCATAAATTTTATCCTGAACAAATTTCTGGAATGATATTAGAAAAAATTAAGAATATTGCATCTAAATATTTAGGTAGTGAAGTTAAAGATGCTGTTGTAACAGTTCCAGCTTATTTTACTGATGCACAACGACAAGCAACTAAAGATGCAGGTAAACTAGCTGGTTTAAATATTATTAGAATTATAAATGAACCAACAGCAGCAGCTATTGCATATGGTTTAAATAATAGTGGTGAAAAAAATATATTAGTATATGATTTAGGTGGTGGAACTCTAGATGTAACTATTTTAACACTAGATAATGGTGTATTTGAAGTTAAATCAACTTCCGGAGATACTCATTTAGGTGGTGAAGATTTTGATCATTTAATGAGAGAATATGTGTTTGCTAGTTTTTGTGATAAAAATATATTAAAAAGTAAAAATCTAGGAGCAGAGACACGTGATAATTTATTAAGTGATTTTAATTTAACAAATCCACTACAATTTTTGAGATATACTGATGAATTAGATATTGAAAAACATTATACACAACCTATGATAGATTTTGTTAATAAAATTAATGAATGTCAACGATTAAAAAAAAATCAGAAATTAATGAGAAAATTATTAACTTTATGTGAAAATGCAAAAAAAACTCTTAGTACAAATAATTCTGCACAAATTAATATTGATAATTTTTATAACAATATAGATCTAAATATTAGTATAACTAAAAGTAAATTTGAAGAATTGTGTAATGACTTATTTAAAAAATCACTTGAACCAATCCAAAAAGCATTAAAGGATGCTAAATTATCAACAAAGGATATAAATGATGTTGTATTAATTGGAGGTTCTACGAGAATTCCGAGAGTACAAGAATTATTGAATGAATTATTTCCAGGAAAATTAAAAACAAATATTAATCCAGATGAGGCAGTTGCTTTTGGAGCTGCTGTTCAAGCTGCAATATTAAATAATAGTGGCGACAGTAAAACAGATCAGATAGTATTATTAGATGTTACACCATTAAGTTTAGGTATTGAAACAGCAGGTGGAGTAATGTCTGTTATGATTAAACGAAATTCTCCTATTCCTTGTAAAAAAGAAGAATTTTTTAGTACTTATTCAGATAATCAACCTGGTGTTACTATTAAAGTTTTTGAAGGTGAACGCAGTATGACAAAAGATTTAAGTTGTTTAGGTACTTTTGAATTAACTGGAATTCCTCCAATGCCTAAAGGAACACCTCGTATAAAAGTTAGTTTTTTGGTTGATGAAAATGGTATTATGAGTGTAGAAGCAATAGAAGAATCTACCAGTAAAACTAGTAAAATAATTATAGAAAACAAAAAAGGACGTTTGGAAGATAACTTAATAGATCGCATGATTAAAGATGCAGAAAGATTTCGAGAAAAAGATAATATGATAAAAGAAATTATAGAGGCCCGTAATAGTTTAGAATATTATATAAGTTCAGTCAAGAGAACTATTGAAAATACTGAATTTAAAACTAAATTAGGAGAAAATAAATTTCAAGAAATGTTTATCAAAATTAATTCTTTTGAGGAATGGTTAGAACAAGCAACTGATAATAATCTAACTAAGATTGAATATACTAATAAATATAAAGAACTAGAAGATTATGTTTTACCTATCTTTAAAGAGTTTATGTAAATAAAAATTGAAATTTATAATATATTAATAAATAAATTAATATATTAAAATTACCAATGGACGCTTACACTCTTCGCAAGAACAGCAAGAATGAGAACTTCCATTACAAATTCCCCATGCAGTTTCAAACTATGTATGAGATGCACGCATTCAATACACGTTTTGATGGAGACAAGGATTCTCTATCAGAACTTCATGCTGAGGAGATGCGTGTTCTGAAGGACATGAAGATGCGTTCTGGACGCACAGGTGTTTCTGCTTCACGCATTCGGAAAGTAGTTCATCTTGGTTGTGATGTTGGGGGAAAGCATTGCCCGTACCACAAGAAGCACAAGAAGATGAACACGTTCAAGAATCCCAAGAGTGATGTGAACAAACTGAAGGGTGATATGCTTGGCGATGATTAGTTTTTTTATGATGAGATTTGTTTTAGGATTATTTGAGCATTAAAACATTTCAAAATATTGTAGTAAAATATTTATAAATAATATATTTTGTTTTATTCTAATATTTAATTTTTGTTTATTATTTTGACCAGTAGTTTCTATTAAAACATAATTTTTATTTAATAAATTTAAATAATATCTTAAAGAACCTTTTATTTCTGAACTTTCAGAATAACTATAATTATCTAATTTTAATAAATCTTCTTTATTTGTTAATATAGTAAATTTTTTATTATCTTCTTGAATAGTTTTATTTATATTATTTAAATATATAGTAGCTAAATCAAAAGAAATTTTAGTATCATTCGGAGTTATAGTAGAACCAATACTATCTTTTTCTTCTTTATGAAATCCCCAACCTTCGTGAAAATCAAGAATAAAATCAGATTGCTTTGCTAATTCTATTATTTTATTATTAATTGGATTATTTGATAATTTATTTAATTTTATTGGATATTTTCTATTAATATCACCTATTCCTGGAATAAATCTAATGTCTAATTTTAATGCACAATAATTTACTTGTGGTATTAATATTAATTTTCCTCGTTTTAATTTTATTTTATTAGTATTTAAGTCTTGAATTAATAATTTTAGAGTTTCAGTTCCTGCAGGTTCATTACCATGAGTTCCACCAATAATCATAATAGTTGGACCACTTGTTTGTGAATCATAAATCATATAATCTAAATAATTACATACTTTTTTATTAAAATAATAAGTATATATTATTAAAATTATTACTAAAATAAATAAAGTTAAAATTATATCTTTATAATTTTTAAATAAAAATTTATCTAATA